TATGATACTGAATTTGTTGAAACATCATTTAGTTCTTTTGAAAATGACATTAAACAAAAACTAAACTCAAGAAGATTTATGGATCTATTTGATTTTAAGTCTGACTCTCTTGAAGAATCTTTAAACAAAGCCTCTCAGTTTGACGAAATTACCGCTCAAGGTAAAGCCTTTGATTACCAAGAACGTAACAAGAAGATGGATGAAGTTATGGCAAAGCCATCAGGTGTCATTGAAAAAACTGAAGGTCAAAATATTTGGAATAATTTATTTGCAGAAGAAGTTCCTTCTGATCACCCATACATGAAGTTTAAACAAAAACTATCCTATGATATAGATAATGATAAGATAACTACTGTATTTGAAGAAGATGTTTTAAGATCTGGTTTATTTAAAATAGTTAATACGGATAGTGGTTTATCTATTGAAGTTGAAAGAGCAGTAAGAGATTATCTTGTTGAACCTAAAGTTTTACTCTTACAATTCTCACAACCACTCAAAGAACTTCACGATTTTGCTGCATCCTTCGGTGCTGTACAAAAGTTAAATACTTATGCAGCATCTAAATTCTATATTTATGCTTTCCAAAAAATTGACACTTTATTACAATCTAAAGATCTTAAAGCTACTGATAAACAAAAACTTGAGTTATTAAGAAATACTTACCTTGAAGATTTCAATGATTTAAAAACTGGATTTGAAAAACCAGAACAATTTATGGAAAACTTTGAAAATAATTACGGTGCTATTGTTTCTGAATTTAATAATACAAACAAATACCTTGGTCAACAATTTAGACAATACTCTGTCATGACTGATGAAGTATCCGATAACTTATTCTTCTTATTAAAACCAACCATGAGAAAGAAAGTTATGGCTGAAGAAAAGTTATTCATGAGATTGTCTATGTTTACTCCTAATAACGAAGGCGAATATGAAAAGGTAGATCTATCCACCTACAACTATTTTGATGATACACATAAGAAATTATCAATCCTCAGCAAGCAAGCTGCTGTTGTCAGACTATCTACCAAACTTAAAGACTTAGGTTTGATGGCAAACGTTCCTGTTAAGAACCATTTAATTGGAATTATTAGAAAAGAAGTTCTAGCTGAAGCATCCAAGTTTGAAGTCAAAGGTGGAAGATCTTTAGATTTAATTGAAGACACTAATAACTTTGTTAAAGAAATTGATGACTTTATTTTTAGTGCATATGGTTTACGTAAGATCAATACAAAAGACAATATCAATGTCGGTAAGATTGGTATTGGTTTATATAATACCTATGAAATTTTAGAAAGATTTATAGCCGAAAAATCTGAAGGTGTTTCTAGAGAACAAGCTTTTGTTAATTTAAGAAGCGCTCTATCTAACTCGGATGAATCTAAGAAGTATAGTGACCTTATAAAACTCTATGATTATCAGAACCAAGTGCTCATTGCACTCACTTCTAAGATTGATAAAGATGTTTTAAATGCTATGTATATTTCTTTAAAAGCTGAAGCAGATAGAAATGGTACTGTTTTGACTGATCGTTTTGGTCGTAAGTTAGCTGAAGATCCACGTGATTATAAAATGCTTTATGATGGATCGACAGAAGCTGTTAAACACATTGTTAAGTTTGCAAATTATTCTGGTGGTTTTGAAAAGAATATTATTATTGACGCATTAAATGGTGATGTTTTCTTTGCAAACAAATCTCTTGCTGAATCTTTAGACAAGAACTTCTTTACTCAAAAGATGCCAAACAAGATTCTTGAAACGATCGCTAAGCTTAATGCTTTAACTTCTAAGTTAATAATGTCTAATCCATTTAGATATTTAGACCGTTTGATTGGCTTTACTGCATACGACGTAGCTACTCTTGGTAGTTTTGAACCAAAAACATTCTTAAAGTTAGGTCCTGCAATTAATCAAATTAGTGCTTTCTTGCAAAGTAAGTTTAATGTTATATCACCAGAACTTGCTGAATTCTTAGCAGAATCTGGTATTGATCCTAAATCTTCCGACTTCCAAGAAATCTTTGCAGGCTTTAGCTCTGAAGGTTTCTTAGATAAGATCGTTGATCCAATTGCTAAACCACTTGGTAAAGGTTTTAACGTCCAAAATATTATTGGTCGTTACTCATATTGGTTAGCTGTCAAAGAAAACTTAGACAATAACAAACCTGTTAATTTTGGTCCAGCTTATAATATTAAAAAAGCTGTTGACTCTTTACAAGCTAAAGTTGATGAAGATGGTAATACAGTCGTTTCACAAAACGGACGTAAGGCCTACTTCTTAATGTCTGAAATTCTTGGTGCTCCAGGTGACTTCCCAATCCTTGCTAGAAAACTTAAAGGTCTTGCTATGTTTACTACGTTCCCATTAGCTGCCGCTCGTTTTGCTAGAGGTATGTTAGGTTCTGGTTATACAGCCGTTAAAGAAATGTTAACTGGCGATAATGCCAATATGTCATTACGATGGTTAGCCTCTACTAGCTTAGGTATCTCTGGTTTATTTGCTGTACCATGGTTAATATTTGAATTATGGGGACAAGCTATGGGCTTATCTGAAGAAGAAAAAGAAGAATGGAAAGAAGAACAAGGTATGCCAGAATTCATTAGATCCATCTATACTGGTTCTCCTGTTGTGAATAAATTCAATACATTTAATCAGTATGTCTTACTTGACTCTATGACAGTTAAGCCTTTCCGTGACGCTATTGAAGAAGGTGGTTCTTTCTTTGACGGAGCAACTCGTTGGTTTTTAGATAACGTTGCATCAAGAGGTCCTTCACCACTCAAGCTTACCGCTGAAGTATTGGGTGGATTTGATTCCTTTGGTGGTACTATTACCGATACCTCAAATCAATATTCAATGTGGGAAAATCTACAAAGAAAACTTGGTGGTTATTTCTTAGGTGGTGCTGGATCAAATGCATTAACAAACTATCTTAACAAAGATCTACCTTATATGAATCAAACCTTCGCTGAAGCTTTTGTTCATGGGTTTAGAGTTGTTGTCGATGCCGAAATGGGAAACACAACAGCATTCAAATCCGATATTAAAAACTATTATCGCGCTAATTCAATTATCCAATCAGCAAGATTTGCTAATCCACAAGATGTTAATTACACTTCATCAGCCTTTAATACCGAAGATTATAGTGATCTTAAATCAGACTTATCACGAGCTTTTAGAAGAAAAGCAAGACCATCTGTTATTTATGGAATGATCTTAGATGCATTAAACTCTGGTGTAGGCATGCCTGAAGTAAGAAGCGCATTAAGAAATAATAGTTTAGAATATAAACTATCTCAAGTCCCTAACCTTAATGAGTTCTATAATCAATTAAGTGAATCTGAATATAAAACAATTAATGACGCAATTGCTTACGAAAGACAAACTTATCCATTCTTAGATGACTTGATTATGGAAATCAATAGTGCTTATAAACAAAATAATTCTAATAACTATTACACTCCAAGAGTTTATATTCCAAGAGTGTATGCTCCAAGAAACTATAAAACAAACTATGCTAATAACTATGCATCATTTGTAAGAAATTCAAGGTATAATGACTTATTTAAAGTATATGCACCAGCCTCAGCTTATAGAGCTTCTTGGTATACAATCAACAAGATTGATGAAAGTGATAATGAATAATGGCAAATACAATTACAGTTACTCCCAATTATAAACCACATATAAAACAACTCATGTTGCACAATGCTCCTGTAAGTTATAACGACTTATGGATCATTCTGTATGGTGGGGCTAGAGGTTCAGGTAAATCAGCTGGAGCTTTGGCTGACGCCTTTATGTTTGCACAAACTTATCCTGGTGCAAAGATTGGTATCTTTCGTGAAAGCTTAGATGCTGTTAAACAATCCTTCCTTGATAAACTTCCTAACCTATTTCCTCAATTTGCACAAGGAGTACAGTTATATGATTATAAGGAAAAGTCTTCTTCTTGGTATCCTAGTCGCTCTATTGTTTTTCCTAACGGCAGTTATATTACGCTACAACGCGTAGCATCTTATGCAGAAGCTAGAGAAAAACAAGGTTGGGAATTTCACTACTTGATCGTAGACGAAGTAACTAAACACGAAGAACGCACGATTGACTATATGTTAACGATGGTTCGTTCTGCTACGGTTATGAACAAATATACCGGACAACCAATAAAGATTCCTACTAAGGTTGTCTTCGGTTGTAACCCTGGTGGGATTGGTCATACATGGGTTAAAGAACGGTTCATTGATCCTACCGTTGTTAGATATGATGATCACTATACACCAACTCAAACTAAAGATAAAGTTGAAGAGATCACAAGTCCTAAGGATGGTAAGATTATTAAGAGATTTGTAAGATTTATTCCTGCTTCTTATAAAGACAATCCCTTCTTAAACGAATCATATGTTGCGAACCTGATGGCTTTACCTGAACATCAGAAGCAAATGGATATGTATGGTAACTGGAACGTTGTTGCTGGTAAAGTCTTTGATCTTAAAGCTGAACAACGTATTGAACCCCGCTTGATTCAAAGGGATCTAAATAACCTATCTGAATCTATAGAAATTATTATTTCAATTGACTGGGGATTTCAACCATCATATCACTGTGCTCTATGGCACGCTATTATGCCTGATCAAAGAGTCGTTACCTTTAAAGAAATGTATGGTCAGAAATTAGTCTTTGAAGATTTTGTTAAAGAGATTGCTAAAGAATCAGAAGGTTTAGAGATATCCGCTACTTGTTTGCCACATGATATGTTTAGACAAGGTGATCGTTATCGAGATGATAAGGGTAAGGTTATCGGTGAAACAAAGTCAGACGTATTTGAATCCTTAGGTCTTAATCCAATCTCTGTAGAATCAGGTAAGGGTAAAGTTCAAATGCGTTATGATAAGATTCATTCCGCTATGACCTTACGTAATCCAGACGGTGTATATAAGTTTAAAGTTTCTCAAGTTTGTTCTAATTTAATAGACGAACTTGACAAGGCTGTTTATGACGATGTTGATCCTACTCAATTAGCTAGAGCTAGTAAAGATCACGCTCTTGACGCCTACGGTTTGTTTCTAATATATTATTCTGATGACGTAGAACCCATTGGATTAGAGGGTGTTAAAGTTGACAATCGTAGTCACCTTCAAAGATTGCTTGAGGAAGACGAAGCTGAGTTAGAGAGAAAGGAAGAAGAAGAATTGGAAATGTCTGTTGATAACATGTTTGATTTATAATATAATAAAGGAAAGAGGTATATACATATGTTTAAGATTAAATTTGCCAAAGATGTTCCAGCTAGGGTTGAAAGGGTTTATCTTGGTGCTCCAAGCTATACTACTCCGGACCTAGTTTTCACTACGGAATTTAGCCGTGATATAATTATATCAATGAATTCCTCTGTTTTAAAGACAGCTCTTTTAAACAGTAAAGAATTACTTGAATCTTACTTAGGTGTTAAAGTCACCGAAGTGAATGCCGTGCCTGAAAAGAAGCCTGTCAAAAAACCCGTTAAAGAACCTAAACCAAAAGGAGAAACTAAATTAGAATGGAAATAATTATTCTTAGTATCGCATTAATTGCACTAGCAATAACATCCATTATTGTTTTAGCAATTATCATTTATAATCAAATGTTAATGGTTAATGAAATTAATAAAAGATTGTTATTAATTGCAAAAGAATCTCAAGAAAAAGAACGTCTTACTATGGCAGAGTTAGAATCGTGGATTCGATCTTCTGGTAATGCAGATGTAAAATCCGAAGATGTAGAACCAAAAACTGAAGAATCATTCGATCCGTTTAGTTTCGATGGTAACGAAGAAAAACAACCAGAACAAGAATAATGGAGTAAATTGTGCCTAAACCACCTAGATCAATTACAACTTATATTAGGAACTTCGTAGATGATAGTACGACGCATCTTCGTCCTTTTGTTGCACAAGGTAAATATAATAATGAATTTATTAAAGGTCGTCAGAATAAGAAGATTAATAACAAAACTCTTACGATCGAAGACAAACAAGTTGATCCTTCAATCTATACTGAAAAGAAAATCTTTAATCGTATTCTTCCTATCTATTTAACTCGTTATGGAATCCTTACTCAAAACATGCCAATCCCTGGCATGAAGCCTATTTCTAATTCTGCTAAAGAAATTGAGAACTCAAGAAAAGTTAACAACTTTATTAACAAGTTTATTAATACATCTAACTTTAAAGATAAATTTAACTTAGCTGTAAAACACGCTGATGTCTATGGTCTTGAATGGTTTAAGACTGGTATCGATTGGTCTGATGGTGATGAAATTGCACAAGTAGATATTGAAACAGGTAGTGGCGAAAAGGGCCATATTACTATTAAAGAAGGTAAAGTATTTATTTTAGCTGTACCTTTACATGAAGTTTTTATTAATAACTGGCATGTTGAATCTATGGATGAAGTTAATGAACTCGTCCATCGTAGACCGTTCCCGTTGGAATATATTAAGAAACGTTGGGGTTTTGACGCACAAAAAGAAGACATCACTGAATTCAATTTACCTACGTATCCTAAGTATTCTGATATAGGTTATCTCGCATCAACTGATATTGAATATGCTTATATCTTTGAATATTATAAGAAGCCTGATGCATTATATCCTAAGGGTAGGTATATTATTATTTGCAACGAAAAGGTGCTTTGGGACGATGTTCTACCATTTGCTAATGGTGTGAACGGTCAAAGAAAGATTCCTTTCGACTTTGTTGCTTTACAAACTGTACCTCATCATACTGTCGGGGTTACCGTTTATCAACAAATTATTCCGATTCAAGAAACGTATAACGCGGTTAAGAACAGATACTTAGAATATGTTAACCATATTGCGATCGGACAAATGTATTATTGGGAAGGTTCTTTAATCAACAAGAACAGTTTTTCTACTAAACCTGGTAAACTAATTGGCTTAAAGAGAAATGCTAGACAACCTGTTGCTGTGCAAAAAGATAAACTTTCTGCAGAATTTATTAATTATCTCAGAACTTTAGAAGATGATATGCTTGTAGCAGCTGGATTATCTCAGATCACAGCCTATGGTGCAAGCCGTGGTAATTTAAGAACTGACGGAGTTGTTGACAAGATGTCAGAATCTGATGAGAATAAACTTGTCAACGCATTAGATAATCTTTCTGAAGCTTTAATTAAAGTCTTTAAGAAAGTTGTCTATCTAGAACAAGACAGAGAAGAAGTCTTGTTTGAAAAACTTAAGGTTGCTAAAGCCGATTTAAAGGCTTATCAATATAGTCTAAAAGGTATCTATGCCGAGAACCTCGCTATTGTAAATAGGGAATTCCTGATGCAAAGCGATCAAACAATCGACAAGAAGATGCAACAGGCTATGGGGCTAGGAATGTTCGCCCCAAACTCTGGTATGTCCTACATTGCCAAGTTAGAAGTTCTTAATTCTATGAGAGCTACTTATCTCCAAGATACATTAGATCCTCTGGAAAGATCAACTCACGACTTGGTCGATGAAGAAAATGCTAAGATCATGCACAAGATGGAAGTTCCAACTGTTGAGAAATTCCATAATCATGGCCAGCACTTAGTTGAGCACAACTTATTCCGAATCTCTCCGGCGGTAAGAAAGCTTGAAGAAGAAAATCCTGAACTGTATAAACAGTTAATGGATGCGCTAGCTATGCACATTGAACAGCATGAGAAGTTATCAAGCGAACAATCACAGTCGCAACAGATGAATCCGGCAAACTTACAAGCAGCCAAGAATGCAATGAAACAGCGGTAACGCCAAGATCATTAAAGCAAAACAGCTCTAGGAGGTAATTTATGCCATTAGAAAAATCCGTAGACGAATTAGAAAAGCAACTAGAAGCTTTGAAAAAAGATCTAGACAAGAGAGAAAAACAAGTGAAGGATCAAAATAGCTACATCACTCAGTTGGAGTCGAGTCGCGCTCAAATGAGCAATGCGCCACAACAACCAAGTGCACCAGCTGTAGATCCAAGTGTACAAGCCTATATCGAACGTAAGATGCGAGATGATACTGTTGCAGAAGCTACTGTAGAAATTCTTAAGAGTTTTAAAAAAGAAGAATTTGATGCAGTGTTTCCAGACCTGTTAGCCTTCTTAAAGGTTAATATGAAAAAGAGCAACACGACTCAAGGATTTGTAGTTGATGCGTTTGATTTATTGTACGCAAGAGCTTTAAAGAACAAAGAACATGCAATCCATAAGATTGGCAAGAGCGGTACTCCTACCGAAACACCCATCGCACAAACAAATGGAAAAACTATTAGTTCAGTTCAAGAGCAAACATTAAAAAACACTCCGCCGATCATTAGTCCTAAAGATGGTACGCCTTCCGCTGTACCTGAAACTGGACAACAAGTTAAAAATACAAAAGATGCATTCAGTGCACTTAAGACGAGATTCAATGGAGCTGGCGGCAATAAGTTTCAATAATCTCAAACTGTTTCTGTAGGAGGAAACATATATGGCATACACACCAAATGCTGTAACGTCCGGCTTGGCCTTAGGCTCAGGCGGCTTTAGCAGCAAAAACGTAATTGAAGACTTCTTAAAATTAGAATATCAAGAAGGTCTTCGCAACGAATTCTCAGTCATGGAAGCTTTAATCAATAAGTTATCCAAAGACACTATCTCTGGTAAAAAGAAATATAAAGCATTTGCTTTAGGTATCACGGATAACGTTCGTGCAATGGGCGCATCTGCTGACCGTTACGAATTAGGATTCGATCAATTCTTTAATAAAGGTGTTGAAACGGTTGAAGCCGAATTCGATACCGTCAAGTTAATGGCTACCTTTGCTGTTACTGATGAAGCTATCTTAAAAGGTACTGGCGATGGCTCTTTATTAGACGTCGTCAAAGACTCCTTAGACCGCATGCAAATGAACATTAAGCATACGTTACAACGTTTCACTTATGGTTCTAAAGCTGGTTTAATCGGTGCTATTACCGCTACAGTTGATGGTACTAACTATCTTGCTTTATCCACGATTACTGGATCCGGCACTGGACCTGCATACGCACGTGGTTCCGAACACAATACGTTCTACGCCAATGCTGGTGCAATCAAAGTCTTAAAATTCAAAATGGGTAACTCCCATTCAGTATTACCAGGTATGGGTTTAATGATCGAACAAACGGTCGCAACTCCTGCTCAAGGTGCTACTGCTTATGAATATCGTTGGATCGGACGTATCTGGCAAAAGTCAAACGTTGGTATCCATGAAGAAGTTGTTATCTTTATTGCTGACAAACTTCTCCGTAGAGCAATTACGAACCCAGCCGGCACACGCGTAGTTGGTGCATGGGCAGACTTCTTTGCTTCTATCGCTAACGTTACTGCTGTACAAGCTGGTATCAAAGTTTATTCCCGTCAAATCGTTGATGACGGTGTTGTCCAACCAGAATATACTGGTTTACACAACATTTTAGTTGATCAATCCGAACCAATCTTCGGTGTTGATCGTGAAGTATTTGCTTCATTAAAGAACACGCAACTTAACTTAGGTGGTACACAATACCTTACCGAAGAAGTTTTACGCGATATGGCAGACCACATTATGTTGACTTCTCCAGAAGCAACTGGTGTTAACCTTGTCGCTTCAACCCACCGGATTATCTCCTCGGTTGAACGTGCTTTATATCAATTCAAACAATACTCGCTAGATTCAGCGGGTACTGGTTTCCAATTAGGTGGCCGTGCGGATATTAAGTTTGACAACTTCACGTTAGTCAAAGATAAATATGCTCGCGACAATAACGTCTATATGTTAGACACCACCAAGATTGGTGAATTAGTCCGTCGTGATTTCACCTGGATCACCAATGGTGAAAAAGAAGGCGTGTTACAACGCCGTCCTGGTACCGAACTTTATGAAGGTATCATGAACAAGTATGCTGACATGTATTTAGATGCATGGAGAGCACACGCAATTATTCTAAATGCTAAGACTCCTGGAGTTGGCGAAGCCGTCACTTGGGATCAAGGTGTTCAAGAAGTTAAAGTCGTTAATACTGTTGCGGCACCAGTCTTTACAGACGAAATCCCAGCTGGTAACTAATACTATTCTTTAACTAAAGAAAGAGCCCGCTATTAACTTAGTGGGCTTTTTTTTGTTATAATATGTATATGAATTATTTAGATGTCATACGGTTTCAGCCAGAACTACGATTTGCTAATGCTCACAATATTTCAACTCGTATGTTAAAATTGTCTAAGGGAGATATCTTTGTAGCTTATAATGTTCTAAAAGGAACACATGAGGTACATTCAGTAGAAAACTACAAGATTAATAACATTTCCTTTAACGTTAGCCTTGAACCAGAAATGGTTAATGGTTTTTTAATAAATGATTATAAAGCCAATAACCTTAAACAATTTATAAAAGAGGTTCAAGATCGAAGAGAAAAAACAAACTATCGGTTAGAACAATCTGAAGAAAAGAGACTACAGGATAATACTGCAATGAACGTAGTCGAAAGGACACTAGGAACTAAACTATGAAACTAAAACGATTATACGAAAGAGTTATCGAAACAACTGGTTTAGACATTCTTACCATTGGGTCTTTACAAACCGCCATATCTAACTGTATGGCTGATTTAACCTCAAGAGGATATCGTTTGTTTAAAGAAATTACGTTCGATAATATTGCTCAAACTGATGTCGTTGTTAATGAAGTTGGTTATATTGAAATTAAGATTCCTGTTTCACAAGTTAGGAAAGTTCTTTATACTAAGATCTTCTTGCCACAATATGGTATTGTAGCAAAGCGATATTCTTTGAGTAACCCAAATGTTCAGAAGAACTGGTATATGAATAGATTTAGAAGTTGGATTGGTAGTAATCGTGCAATCTTTTACATCAAAGACGATCGTCTTATCATCGAATATGATCTAGAATTAGGTGCTATTGTAAACTTTAAGTTTGGTTATTATTCCAAGTTAATTGCTCCAACAATTACCGAATCCCTCTCAGATGAACAGAACCTAGAAAACGTTGACATCGATATTCGTGAAGAATTTGAAGATGCACTAGTGTTTTATTCTGCCTATTTTTATTACTCTAGATTTGTTAAGGACACTGAAAAAATCCAGATGTATCTTAACAACTATAAATATTATGTAGAAGATATTACACACGAGTTAGCTTATGAAGATGAGTTTTTTGAAGAAGATTCTATTGTTCACGTAGAGGAATAATCATGCCGGCAATTGTAAAAAAATATCCTTTATATGTATCGGACGAACCTGTTACATACAGGTCTTTTACTGGTGGTATTAACCTCGATCCTAGTAACGAACATCTCAATCCGAATGAATTAAGAGATGCATTAAATGTTCATTATCTTTCTGGCGGCATAGTAAAAAGAAAAGGTGCTAAGATATTAAGTACCATCATTGCTAAAGAAGATATAAAGAACGTTCAAGGTATTTCATTGTTTACAACCAACGTTACTTATCTTATTATAGCGGCCGATGGGAAGTTATATTATGGTATTTATTCTCCAAACACAGAAATTGAAGTAGTTCAATTACCAATAAAATTCTCTGATTATAGCCGCTCATTAATCCACGATCCTACAAACTTAACAGTAGGTCTTGAAAGATATAGAGCATCTAGTTTACCAACAACCGTATTACATAATGGTTATGTTATTGAAAAAGATAACGGTTTAAAATATATTGGTGAATTTAATAGATTAATTGAAAATTTTATTATTGAACTAGATAATTATTTTTTATATGATAATAAATATTACAGATTTATTGGTGAACCAAACACTGATTTTTTAACAATTACATTTGTTAAACCCGACACTTCTGCTAAATGGTTACTTAAAAATACAGAAAGCCTTAAGACTTTGATAGGTGAATCTCAATTTAATAATATTATTACATGGGAACCTAACTTTATTAAATACTTTAAAGGTCAATTAGTTCTTTATGGTAATTCATATTATGAATGTGTTGAAGAACATTTAGTTAGGGGTTATAACGTAGCTTTTGACAACAGGTTCGAATTGTTAAATGACATAGATGAAACTCTTATTTTTCAGAATGTGAAAAAAGTAGAGGGAGGAACATTTAATAATGTTCTTTACCTAGCTACTGGTACAAGAATCGTCAACATCTATCCAGATACCAATGGAAAATTATTAGCTTACGTTATATCACCAAAGCTTTTAAATAGTATTGTTCTCAATCAAATAGGTAATAACTATCTTTCACCATACCCAGATTTAGCTTTGCAATCTGAGTTTGATCAAGCCATTACTTCTATTGGTGCTTTAATTCCTCTTTATAGTGTTGTTAATGGTAAAGCTTCTTTTATTCTAAAACCAATCATGACATTAGCAGCTAATGAAGATATCAATGAATATTATTTTAGATGGGAAAAGCTGGTTAATAATCAATGGAGAACTATCGTAAGGTTTGAAGATAACTTCTATAGTACCAAAACATTTATTAACAACGAATATGTTGATTCTGTTTATAAACTTGATTACTCTACTATTACTGTTGATGATGCTATGACTTACAAATACAGGGTATCGTTTGCAAAGAGCTTTGAAGTGGACGAATCACCTACCGCTACAACAAATGTTTCTTATATATCAGAGGAGTTAATTGATATCAACGGAGAGAAAATCGTTGACTTTAAGATAAACAAGATCGACGGTTCTTTCTTTGGACAAGCAGCTAGTGTTCTTTACGATATAAATATAAAGCCTAGTGGTTTGTTTAAAACAATTCATTCATGTACAAAAGTTCACGCTGATGGCAATAAGTTCTGTTTCTATGATGATGCTATGAATTCTGGTGAATGGTTTAAGACTGTAATTAATAATCCTACTTATATAACGCTAAGAGGTGGCCTTTCATTTAAAACAAATAAGAATGAAGCGTTGGTAAAAGTCATTGCATTCTCTGGATTCATCATTGCATTTGCCAATAGTTCTTCTGTTGGTGGATCTATTCACTTGGTCAAAGGAAATGGAGACGATGTAGAGACAGATCAGTATTATTCTCCATATAGACGTGTCACAATATCTCCAAATGTATCTTGCGATAACCCAGCCACTGTTCAAGTTGCTGAGAATATGTTGTTATTTAAACACTTTAATACAATTTATTATATTCAAGCTGGTGAATTAGATCAAGATAAAGTAAATCTTTACTCTGCAAATGATAAGGTTAAGTTTGAAAACAAAAACGTAACGATACCATGGAATGATAACAACTGCACTAGTGAAATAACTGAAGACTATTATGCTATTATGTGGCATGAAAAAAATATTGTAGAATCAGATGGTTCTATTACTAATGTCTATCCAGCTGTTCGTTTAAAGATGTATTTTAAACTTGGTTATAGAGCTGATAATAAGGTTTACTTCCCATGGCTCAGAGATGAATCAGATCTTTTTAATACTGATCATCTGATATATGTAAAGAACAATCCTATTTATTTATATAACAATACTCTTGTCACAATGAATGATGTTAACTATAAAGACTTTGATACCATTTATCCATGCCATATTAGACTAAAGGCATATGATCTTGAAAAACCAAAGATGTATAAATTGCTAGATAATACTACTTTCTTTTATAATCGAAATCAATATTCAGAAATTGATATTGAAGTTGAAGGGTTTAATGAAGCAGGTCATAAAATTTTAGAGTGGAAAAACAAACCACTTATCCAAGATAAAAAGACTTTAAGAGTTGGAGATCTTTATAATAACAATACGTTGAAGCTTGATAGCCCAATTATTGATAGTAAGGTTGTTAACTCTACTTACAAGTTTCCATTCTTACTTATAGAATTACTTGTATCAAGCAAATCTGAAAGTGAGTTTTCATTCTCTAGCGTCACATTTAACTACACTACAGTTGATATACCTGATCAAAATCCATATGGGCTTTACAAAGATATCGTCCGTAAGGGTGACGACTTTAGAATTTTAACTAAAGATTCTACTCTTTTAGAAAGTGTTAGACAATATAATAAAGTTGAAACAAATTCACAATTGGGTGGCACTAGATTATTTATCAGTCAAGATGAACCGGTTGAAGCAACTAATGGCGATATATGGTATGATATAGAATGACGAGGAGATAAAAATGCCAATTCAAAAATTTAAATTCGGTCAAGAAATTACAAGTTCTAAACTTAATGAAATTGTAACGTTTGTAAATAATTTAGAAACGTTTTTATCTAACGCTCAGTATTGGAACAATAACGTTGACGCTAAGATCTTGGTCTTTCAAAATCAACTTACAGCAATTGTTAATCAGATCAATAATGTTTTATTAACTGCTGAAAACTTTGAATCTTTATTAGCTGTATTTGTTGATCTTAAAACAAAATATGAAACTTTAATCGCTAATAACTCTCAAGTTTTAATCGAAACTTTATTTAGTCCAGCAAATATGAGTATCGATGCTAATGGTTTAATTACTTTAAATGGCGTTAACACAGGCGTTATTATTAGAGGTGCAGCTGGTCAAGCTGGAAGCCCTGGAGCGGCCGGAACAAACGGTACTAACGGTCTTAATGGTAAGACTATTTTAACTGGTTCATCTAATCCAACAAGTAATCAAGGTGTTGATGGCGATATTTTTATTCAAACAGCTAGCTTTAATCTTTATTTGAAATCAAACGGTGCTTGGCAACTTCTTACAAATCTTGTGGGTTTAGCTGGTCCGACAGGCCCATCAGGTCCTACAAGTTTAATTGAATTTAGATATAGAACTAATCTCACAGATACTCCGTATTTAGTTCCAAATGCTTCGACTAAATATCTTGAATTTAAAACATATTTAAGTACTGACACAAATGAAGAAAGAGATAATAAGGTCTGGAGAACTTTACAAATTAGAAGTGATGGTTGGTATCCAATCATTGAAACCCAAACAAATGGTGAAATTCTTTTAACTTGGTCTAACACTGAACCAACTAATATTAATCCTATTAATATTAAAGGTGCAAAAGGTGATAAAGGTGATACAGGTTCTTTCGTTCCTAAAGGGATTAAAGCTAACACAGGAGCTTTACCCGCAACTGGAACAACTGGCGAAGCTTGGTTTGTAGGTGCAGCTGCCCCTTATACCGTTTACCTTTGGGATTTAACGACATTAGCATGGGTGAATATTGGACAAATACAAGGTGTTACCGGCCCTGCTCCAACATTAACAGCAAGCGCTACAACTGGAAATGCAGGATCGTCTGTTACCGTTACAGTAACAGAACCGGTTGAAGATACTTATAATTTAGCATTTAGTATTCCTAGAGGTGATACCGGTGTTAGAGGAAATAGAATTTATAGAGTTTCAGATACCGAAGGATTACCAGCTGCAAACCCTTGGGTTGTGGGCGAAACTTCAACAACTTTAATTGTTGGAGATGTTTTTATTGTTGAAAATACCGGTTCTATTCAACAAGTTGTCACTCTAGATCCATTCACTCTTAATACAATTTTTACTCTTCCACTTACTGCAGAATTACTTTATAGAGCAAAAGCTATTGAACCTATTTTAAAAGGTAATTTAGTTCAATTTGTTAACGTTCAGGGTGGATTTAAACTTATAGCAAATGCTAGTCAAACTCAAAGAACTGTTACACTTGGTGGTACAACATACACAGTCTATAGTTGTAACGCTGACCCTGATTTGATCATGGGGGTTGCAGATGCTGCTGCTAATGCTAATTCATTCGTAGATGTTTATGACTTTGGACAAATAACTCAAGCACAATCATCTTTAAATTATATAAATAATTTTGCCGAAGGTAATAAACTTTGGTTTGATGCTGCAGGTACGACACCTGGACGTTTAACAAACGTTGAACCAACAGGTTTAACCAATGCAAGAATTTTAGTTGCTGCTTACGTTGGTGGTGCACAACAAATTCTTCAAGTAAGATTAGGTGAAGGTAAAACAATAGCAGATATTCCTGGTTTACAAGAAGCTATCGATGGCAAAGCTGCATCAGTTCATACTCATACAATTGCAAATGTTACAAACTTACAAACTACTTTGGATGGTAAAGCTGCATCATCTCATACACATGCCGTTTCAGATGTAACAAATCTACAAGCTGCTTTAGATCTTAAAGCTAACCTTGCTTCACCAACTTTTAGTGGTACATTAGGTGGTCTAAAGACTTTGTTATGGTCTGGCAATCAAGAAGTTCAAGAAAATAGTGTGACAATTAACTTTAATTCAGGAGTCACAATCGGCAACAATGTGAGGTTTTATGTTGTTTGGAGTTTTGAAAACAACAATGTATTCTACGAAAGTAATTTTACAACTCTATCTTTATCAGGTACTTCTGCCTCGTATTTTTATTTATCATCACAAGGTTGGAATGACACAACTAATAGATTAGAATTCTATAGTTCTAAGTTTAGACCAAACTATAACATAGTGAACGCTATTGAAGGTTTAATTTTTTCTGATACCAAAAGGTGGCATCTGGATGGTTCTTTTGCGAACTCTGATGATATTGTTACATCATCTATTTATATTCGCGCAATCTATAAGATTAACTTCTAGGAGGTATTATGTTAATATTTAAATATCAAAAAGGCCTTGTTTACGATAATACAGTTATTAAGTCTTCTAATACAACTTTAAAATTACAATCAGATATTAAAGCTGAGTTTATTGGTAATCTAATTCTAACTAATGGACTTGTATATACAAAGCCATTTGAACGTGAAGGTGAAATTTACAAAGCAAAATTAAATATCTCTAAGGATATCTTACCTTTCTTAAAGGGTAGTAGATTCTATCTTACAATTATTGATTCTACTTTTTCTCAATCAACCAATGTAGTTGAATTAGTTTTTGATCTAGAACTTATTACACTTTCTATTAAAAGAGAAGTCGGGGATGAAATCAAAGAACTTTATACCAGGTTAATTAAGATTGAATCTGAGATTGGTCATCTTATTGGGACAGGTGCTTTAAAGAATATAGCTCCATTAAATCAAAAAGATATTAAGGTTGGCATGGTTCCGGTTGCTACATCAACTGGTGACTTTGTTGCAGCATTTCCATTTGCTGATATAGTCAAACAGATTAACGGCATTACCGCTGTTAACGAATCCATTGCTCTTTATTTAAAGAATATCCCTTATGACGAAAGTGGTAGGTCGTCCCTTGAAGTGATACAATTATTATTAGAAGTTGTAAAGAATCAATCGTTAGCTATTCAATCTATTCTAAAAACACAAGAAAAGATTATCAACGAACTTAAACAACTTGAATTAGATTATGCGGCACATAAGAATACCGCATTATTCTAGGAGGATTTATGGAATCAATTCAACAATTATTAGCTGACTTATTTGGAGGAGACGTATCCTTCTTTAGTTCACTTTGGGATATTGTTCAAGGATTTTTATTAGTTGGCGGTGGTATTGTCGCTATGATCTATCGTTCAAGAGATACATTATCAAGAGCAATCGCTAAAGTAAAAACCGGAGAAGTTGACAAACTTACTCAAGAGATTGTTACGGTTAAAAAAGGTGTTGACTTAGAAGTTAAAGAACTAAAAGAAGTCGTAACCTATATGGCTGATATGTTAGTTACATTATCTCTTGCTTCACCTGTTCTCTTAGATAAAGCCAAACAACAAATCGCTGGCTATGCTCATGAAATTAAGAAGATTAGTCATGTAGAATTAGAACCAGTTACTCTTAAAATTATTGAAGCCATTAATAAAACCACAGAACCAAAGGTTGTTTTAGCTAAGGCCGAAGCTGTGATCGAACAAAAAGCAGAAGCAATTCAAAAAGAAGTTAAAGCTACCGAAGCAAGTGTAACTGATATTATTAATTCTATTAAATTATAAAGGTGCTTATGGATAACATTAAAAAGTATAAACGCCAAAGGTTTTGGCTAAGACTGTTATTCATTGCTATAGCTTACTTGATTCCTCTTATTGTTATGGGGTTTAAGTTTGATTTCTTTACGTTTAGAGAAGCTGAAATCAAAGTCTCTGGGTTGTTCTTAATCGTATCTATTATGCTTCTGTTTCAATTTAAAAAGGAAGTTTATACCTGGATCGAGTCTTGGGAATTTAGCCTCTTAAAGGTTGTTCTATTGGGATTAGCTAAGGTTTGGGCGTTTATCCTAGCACTAGGCGTTATTGCGTTAGCAAGATATGGTATTGATAACATAGAGTTTATTATAGGCTGGGTTGCTATACCTCAAATCATTGCTTACTTATTTGTGAAGCCGTTCTCGGAACAAGCTGACTATAAGGTTAAAAAAGAAATACGTAAACTAGAAATCAAAGAGGCTTTACAAGAAGATAGAGCTGCTGTACAATAGTATTGAGGTGGATTAACTATGATTAAATTCTACAAAAAGACTCAATACTTTATCCTTTATGCTATTTCATTAGTTCTTATTGGGGTTACATCCCTTATTGACAAAGATTCTGGAATTAACTTTGGTAACTTACAAAGCTATACTTGGTATGTTGATCAAATCATTACTTCGTTTGCTATTATTACAACAGTAACAGCAACAGTATTTATGATCGTTGACAACTTTAAAACTAATGATAAAGAATATATTAAATTAGAAAACGATATTAAAGATTTTGCTGATAAAGAATACGTTCCAACCTTGTTTGCTAGGTTCCTTGAGTATATTAACCCTAAACGTAAAAGACTTCAACATGAGTTTAATGTCAAGAAGAAGCTTTATGAGTTGGATAAAAAAGTGAAGGATAGAGATTTATTTATTTGGAACAGTGGGACACCTGCTCAAAAGCTGAAGAATCATTACTGTCGTAAACGATCCAAATATGAAAACAGATTAACAGATCTTTGGATTGTTGACAATTTGAATTCTCTGAATGTCCCATTCGACAAGCTAACATCCTCAATTGTGCTGGGTGGTTATTATGCTAAAGATGATAATAGATCTCCAAATGAATTCATTACAAAAGACACAGAAACAAAGATCGTAAAAGACAAGTTACCTAGTTTATTCTTGGGTATTGCAATAACATCTGTTGCTTCCTCGATCTTGGTTACCTTAATTTTTAATGATGCAGCGTTGTTATCGGTCATTACTAAGTTCTTTGTTTTATTATTTCAGGTGTATAATAGTATTAAGTATGCTAACGATTGGAATCAAAAAATTACTCTTAAAGATATCCGATTTAGAAAAGCAGTTACCCAAGAATTTAAAGTCTGGCTAAAACAACAAGCACAGGCGGAAAACAAGGTGGTGCAATAACATGCCATTTACTACACAAGAACTTACTTTATTAACTAAAGCTGCGGATGCTCTTAAGTATGCTCCTTATATCTATAGGGAAATTGTTTTAGCTGCTAATACGAATCCTAGCGTTCATTTCGTCAAGCATAAGGTTGGTCTAATTGATCAACATACTGTGTTTTACTTTATCCCAACTGGTACAGATTCAAGAAATAACTTTGATAACCTTCAGTTTGTTAGTTTATTACAACCATCAGAAGGGTTTGACAGTACATCGGTTAATAATAAATTATATAAAGTTATGATAGAAAAAAGCTTAGTTAATAATACTGTCGTTGTTACTCAAGCAAAAGCTAAAGAACTTAAAGCTAATAAGTTATATATGTTAAGAGCTATTTCATCTGATGAACTTATTATAATTAATTATAATGTTGATGAACAACTTAATACTAATTATTTAATTGCTACAGATGCTGAGTTTATGACAATGCCTAAGGTAAATATTAACGGTACTTTATATTCATTAGTTAAAGAAGCTGACCTTCTTACCTTAGCTGCTAGGGTCACGGCGTTAGAAAACAAGATTATTGTAAATACTATTGCACCTGAAAGCGCATTATCTGGAGCCTCTGCTGATACACTTTATGTAAAGGTTGATGAGTATGGCAGCTCAGAAGATTAATAAACTTAATACTTTTTTTGAAGTAAAGAATATTTCTATCAAAAAAGAAGAAGCCATTATTACAATCCTTTTGTATTCTAATAGTCCACAAAACAGTAATGTTGGACTTAGGTTTTATCTAGAAGATGAAAAGACAAAGGCTGTTGATTTATTATCTCCAACCTTTTATTGGGTTGATCGTTATACGATTAACTTAAACGAAGAGAATGTTTGGACCGGTAATGAGGACGTTAATCTATTTAAAGAGATTGTTTTTAAGATTGATATTACTAATCAAAACCGTAGTACCTTTAACAATTTACGTTGGATAAGAGACTTTAGGTTCCTTATTAAATCTGATAGTGTTACAAACGCATTGTTGTTTACAACAGGTGAGATTTTATTAAGGTCTGAGAATGTAAAGTTAATTAGTAGTTTAGTTCCTATTCCACAAATTAAACATCTTGATATAAGATGCTTTGATACTGACGATACCGATCGTAGCCTAGAAGAGATAGCAGTTTCTATCTATTATGACTATGGTATTGAAAGTGACTTTAACTATATTAATAAGAATATTGAATATAAGTTTCAGTTACTTAACTATCGCAACCTTAAACCATTTGATCAAAGGGTACTTAGTGAGAATGGTACGCTTGATCAATCTTCCAAGCTTGGTGTTATTAAATATACCTTTACAGGTTTAAAGACTAGAACGCCAGTTCTTGTTAACGTTATTGTCACAGATAAACAAGGTAACCATTTAGCGAATTATATTAAATTATACACACCCATCAAACCCAAGAATAAGGTTTATGTGAAATTTAATGGGGTGGTCAAAGAGGTTACTTATATTTATAGTAACTTTACAGAAGATAAAGCTTGGTCTGATGACTCAATATTTGGAAATCAAAACAGTGTTTTTGTATCTAACTAATATGTTATAATGGTTTAAGTAAGGAGATATTATAATGGAAATTGACAAACTATCTAAAGCAGAATTAATTGTAAAGGTAATCGAACTTAATAATAAGATCGAAGAACTTGGTCATTTAAGATCTGCTGTTGACGTTAAAGATAAAGAGATCATCGAGATAGGCAAGGTTAAAAATCTTTTAGAGAAAGATTTACAAGATTATAAAAACGTTAAAAGTAACTTAGCTCAAGTGAGTTTATCTTTAGAATCTAAGACTCAAGAACTTATAAAACTAAGATCAGATTTTGAGACATACAAGAAGACTGCACCAGCACCTGATGTTTTAGAAAATTTAAAAAAAGATGTTAAAATACAAGAGGACAGAAATAAAGCTCTTTTAGATTTTTTAAATCCTTACGTTACAAATGTTCGTTCTTTACTTAAGGGTTTACAAGGAACATTGGAATTAGGTATTGAAACAGAAGCTATACTTTCTGAAAAAATAAATAAAAAATAGGAGATAAACTATGGCAAACATTCAAATTAAAAGAAAGACAGCATCCTCAACATATGAGAATCTTTATCCTGCAACTGTTATTTCACAAGTAGATGGATTACAAACCGCGCTTGATGCAAAGGTTCCTTTAACTCAAAAAGGTGTTGCTAATGGTGTTGCTACCTTAGATGCTAATATTAAAATTCCGATCGCTCAATTGCCTGATGCAGTGTTTGATAGTCTTTTATATTATGGTTCAACAACTGGTAACGTCGGTACTGAAGGTACGAGACAAACTTTAGCGGCTGCATTAATTGCCGCAAGAGATGCGGCTAATTCAGCTGATAGAAGTATTAAAGGATATTATTTTTTAATTACTACTGGTGGTACTATTTCAGATCTTACTGGCATCTTAGCATTAGGTTCTGACCCAGCTGTTTATGCAACTTTACAATTTAGACCAACAGATGGTGGGACTAGCGGTACAGCCTCTACTTCATCTGGAGTTTTAGAAGCTGGAGACTGGTTTGTTATTGAAGCTATCGGAGGTGGAGATGGTTCTAGTTCTGGTGCTGCAATTATTTTTACTGCTTCTGTTATTAATAACGTTTATGAAAATGCTGGAACTGCAAACGCCGGTATTGTTACAGTTGTTGGAACAACGCAAAACGCTGGACGATATAATGAGACAACAAACGCTACAGGTTTACAAGACGGACATACTGATGTTGTTACAGAAAACTTCTTATATGACAATATTACCGTAGATGGTACAGATTTATATAATTCTGGCACACCTATTACAAACAAGATTGCTCCTGCATCACACACTCACTCACAATATCAACCACTAGATGCGACACTGACAAACTTTGCAGGTTTGACTATTGCAGCTGATACTCTTGTTTATGGTAATGGTAATGATACATTTACAACCATGTCATTAACAGCCGCAGGTCGCGCAATCTTAGATGATGCAGATACTACAGCTCAAAGAGCAACGTTGGGTTTAGTTATTGGTACAAATGTCCAAGGTTATAGCGCTAAACTTGCTGACATCGCTGGATTAGCTGTAACTGATGGTAACTTTATTGTTGGTAACGGAACAAATTTTGTTGCTGAAAGTGGTATTACCGTTAGAGAATCTTTAGGTGTCTATAGCACTTCTGAAGTCGATACATTAGTGACAAACTCTATAAGTAATAAACCTAATATTTATTATGACTTGGCGAAGACAACCGCTGATTCTACAGCTCCAATTGGTTCATATATTTACGATGATTTAAGTACCTCGAACGGGTGGTAATTTATGGCGAATGTTAAAATTCGCAGGAAGACAGGATCGTCTGCGTACGATGTTGTTTATCCTACTGCTGATTGGTCAAACATTGATAATAAGCCTGCTACTTTTACGCCTACCTCACATACTCATGGAAATATAACTAACGGTGGAACGATTACAGCTGATACAGCTGTAGCGTCGGGTCAAAAGTTAGTTCTTGTAAACGGTTCAGATTCGATCGTTCGCTCTTCTATTGCCTTAGGGACTGGAACAACAACGTTCTTACGTAATGATGGTTCGTGGGCTACACCTCCTGATGTCAGTGGTATCCCTTATAACGATGTATTAATGCCAACCAACCCATTTGGTGGGAAGAAATTATACATTAACTCAATTGATAACGCAATGCATGCTGCTGATAAAAAGTGGTATGTTACTGCAACGCGACACCTTAAAGTTTACAACTCAGTTACTTATCCAATTTTAAATACTGGTTATCGATCTATTTATACTTATACGACAGCTAACAATACAACGTTTACTCTTGATCAAACACCATTACCAACAAACGTTGTTGTGTTTTTAAACATTTCAGCTGGTGGAACAAGGGCAACACAAGTTGCATCAGCCCCATCAGGAAACACTCAGTATACTTATAATAACTCTACTGGTGCTATTGTCTTTGGAGCTGCTAGACCTGATAGTACAATCTATGTTTATGCACACCCAGATGTTCCACAATATACGGACTCTCCATCATTAGGAAGTGTTTCCGCTAGCCAATTATTTGATGGGAATTATGATAGTTATGTTTCTGTAGCAACGACGGAATATGTTAAAATTAGAATTACTCCAGGTAATAACGTTCTTACTGATTTTAGTAGTTCAATAGGCTATCCGTATGGTCAATTTTATCTTTCGCACTATTATGATGGGGCCCCAGAAGCTGAATATTTAAGAACTTATAACTATAGTTATGCTGCACAAGGCATAGGTTGGAAACAAGTTACTTTTTCAAACTTTGTTAATGATAATACAAACGTAAATTTTATATCTCAAGCTTCTAATGAGAGTGATTTTGGTAGATCGGTAATTGAAATTATTGTTGTTTCAAAAGCATCTAAGATTGGTTACCTAAGTCAAATTGACTGGAAACTTTCACGACCAGACTTAGCTTCTTCCGGTTCAACCGTAACAAAATTTGGACAAAATAAACTTTATAATAATTTATTATTTGGTCAACAAACAACGTTAATGGAGTTGAGTGGTACAAATGGTTGGATCAGAACATCTGATAATTCTGCTGCCGCTCCGGCTTTTTCTTTCATAAATGATACAGACACAGGGATGTTTAGACCAGCAGCCGATACTTTAGCTTTTGCTGAAGGTGGTAGCGAAGTAATGAGAATTACTTCTAACGGTCGAGTAGGGATCGGTGCCACAGTACCAGATCAATTATTACATGTAGGTGGAGCAATAAACTTACATTCGCAAATTACTTGGTTTAACGGAAACGCTGACATCAATGGTGCTGACACAAACATTAAGTTTAGAACTTACAACGGAACAGCATTAACCGAATATATGCGTTTAACAAGTGCAGGTAATGTTGGGATTGGTTCCACATCACCATCTACCAAACTTGAAGTTGCTGGTGGTATTATTAAATTATTTGAAAGTGGTAATACGGCATTAAAGACATATTCGGCAAGTGCTGGTGGTTTCCTTGCTTCTTATCAAAGTGACGCTGGTTCTACATTTACTAAGACATTAGACATCGTTTCTAATGGTGATGGAACTGTGCCATCTAATATGCGATTCTTAACGAAAGCAGATGGTTCTTCTAATCCAACGGAAAGATTAAGAATCCTTGCCAACGGTAATGTTGGTATTGGAACAACGAGTCCTGCTGAAGCGTTGCAAATTTCTTCAGGAAATTTACGCTTAACAAACGGAAGTGCATTTACAACTGCCAACTCTTTAGTAAGAGAAATCAATGTTGCTTCAGGTAGTGCTAATCAATTTATTACATCTTCTATTGGATTTAGAATTGGTACATTTAGCGATGAGGGTATCATAACTTTTGGAACTGCACCTAATGCAAGTTCTCCAACTGAAAGAATGCGTATTATCGGTAATGGTAATGTTGGGATTGGAACAACTGCACCGAGCATTTTAGGTATTGGTAGAGAATTTAGTGTTAGTGCAGTCGGTTTAGGATTGCCAACTGCTTATATGAATGTTCAAGGTTCAAGAACAACCGATACCGATGTTGGTGCTTTAGTTTTTAATAATTCTGTTAGTGGAACAAATAGTGTTATCGCAAGTATTTCTTCTCAAAGAAGTGGTGCAAACAATAGTGGTAATTTGCAATTTGGAACTGCAAGTGCTGGAACATTTACTCAAAAGATGACCATTTTACCCAACGGTAATGTGGGGATTGGGACAGCGAGTCCTAACCAGTTATTTGAAGTTAAAGGTGCTGGTTTAACTTACGCAAAAGTATCAAGTGCTACAAATGGTTCTTTTAGAGGTGTTGGTTTTGGTATTGAAAATGATTCTTCTATTTATGGTAGTGTTGCGATGGAAATGACAAACGGACAAATGAGATTCCAAACTGGTTTTGCTGGTTGGGGTGGATTCCAAACCTTTTTCACAGATGGAACTGAAAAAATGCGTATCACAAGTGGTGGTAATGTTGGAATTGGAACGAGTAGTCCTGCTGTTAAATTACATGTTGTTGGTGCAACAAGAATTACAGGTCAATTAAACGTAATGGGTGACGCTGAAACTAAACGCGTCTGGGTAGACTATGAAGATGGTAACGACATGGGTACGATACAAGTTGTACAAGATGGAGTTGCATATAAAAACTTAGCATTACAACCTGACGGTAATAACGTTGGTATTGGTACTAGATCACCTGGCGAAAAACTAGAAGTTAACGGTGTAGCTAAAGCTACGAGATTTACTTCTACAGTAGCTACTGGAACAGCACCATTAACAGTTGATTCTACAACTGTAGTAACTAATTTAAATGCTGATTTGCTTGATGGTAACCATGGATCAGCATATCAATTAGTTTCAGGTATGGGATCATATGCTTTATCAAATCACACCCATGGAAATATAAGTAATGGTGGAGGGTGGCAATCAAGTCCTTCAACTATTAGTAGTGGTGACTCGCTTGTTGTTACGCAAAGCGGCTTATTAAGAAATACTACATTAGCTTTTAATTCAAACACAGACGCTTACTTAGCACAAAACGGAACTTGGGTTAAACCAACATATACTGCTTATAAGTCTACCAAAGAATCCAACGCTACAACGACAGCATCTACATATCACACTATTACGTTACCACATAGTGGTTATTATTCTATAACGGTATACGGAATGTGGTCAAAAACTACAACTACTAACTTAGTAGGTAATGTAATTAGTGTTATTACAAGTGACAATACAGGAACTCCTAAATTTGATGGTGCTTTTGAATGGCAACAAACGACAACAGCAAGTTCTTTTGCAACGGAAAACAATTCTATTAACATTCCTACATCAGGAACAAGTTTAGGTATTACTACTCAAACAGCCACTCAGTCAAGAACAGAAACCTATTGGTCTATGAAAGGTTTCCTTTATACAGGAACAACAACTGACAAAACACTATCATTTCAATTCGCTTGTTCAACAGCACCTGGAACTGGTGATGTTGCATTAGAAAAGATTGCTATTGTAGCAACAAAGGTAGGTTAATATGTTAAATACAATACAACGTGGTAGATTAAGAGATTTAAAACAAAACCTTATTGAAACAGATTATAAGATTATTAAATGCTATGAAGCAAGTCTTATAGGGGAAGCTTTACCTTATAATATAAATGAATTAATTCAACAACGGAATCAATGGCGAGTTGAAATTAACGAGTTAGAAAATTTACTTTAAAAAATAAAGCGTACATCTCTTGACATCTTTCTAATATAATATATAATATGTATTAGAAAGGCAGGTGATGATATGAGAATCTTCGCCAAAAAAGTCGATGCAGACGGATATAGATTTGATTCCGAAATGGAATACAGTTATTATCTTATTCTTAAAGAACGTCTTGCAAAGGGTGAGATCAAAGATCTTAAGATCCATCCTCTTTTCATGCTTATACCAGAGTTTGAAAAGAAAGGAAAGAAGTGGAAGCCTATGCATTATGAGGCTGATTTTCAATTCTTAGATGTTTCTAAAAATTTAGAAAGAATCATCGATGTTAAGGGTATGGTGTTACCCGAATTTGAGATCCACCGTAAGATGTTTGAATACTTGTACCCTTCGTTACACTTGGAGGTTCTAAAGTATTCTAAAACTACGGGATGGGTTGAGCTTGATTCATATAAACAAACAATGAGATCAAAGCGGCAACAAATCAAACAAGAACGAACAGAACTTAAGAATCGTCTTGCTAGGATTGCTTGGTTAAATGCAAGAATCAACGAACTAGATGAAATGCAAAATCCAACAAGAGCCCAACAAGAAAGGAAAAGTAGGTATGAGCAAGAGCTCCAAGAAATCATTGGATCGTAAACACCTTACTTATGCAAGACTGTTCTTCTTAAACAGAAGAATTGGAGAATTAGAAAGAGTAAGAATACCTACAAGAAAACAATTGATGTTGTTAAAAAGGTATCGATTAGAATACGTAAAGTTATTTGTAATCATTACATAAGGAGGAAATAAACATGTATGATTTTAAAAAAGTTGCAGACAGAGCTAGATTAGTAGACATTGCACACGGTTACTTAAATAAATTTGCACAGGTTAAATGGGGTGAAGCTTTCAAAGCGTTGAATAAAGAGTTCAATGAATCTGTATCAAGGGATTCTTGGCGTAAACGTTACGATAGACTTGATGTCAAAGCACCTACATTTAGTGCAGTAAAAGATGATTCTAAAAAAGTAGATCCATCAAAGAAACGAGAAGGTTTACTAAAGATGATTCAATCTAACTCAAAACTTTCACAAATTATGGATAAACTTGGTTTATCTAAATACGAAGTCTTAGGTTTAGTTAAAGAAATTGAATCTGAAGGTATCTATAAAATCAAAGATGCATGGGATGATGGCGAACCTATCTTTACATTAGAAAAATCTTTGATACCTGAACGCCAAGTATATCAACACGCTATTGGTGAAACAAGTAAGTTTACATTTATGGTGATTAGTGATAGCCACTTGGGTAGTAAGAATGAACAATTAACTTTCTTACATTACTTGTATGACGAAGCAGAACGTAGAGGTATTACAAACATCTACCACTGTGGTGATATTTCAGAAGGTTTTAAGAAGTCAAGAGATGACCACATGTATTCGTTACACTCAATTGGATTTGATGATCAAGCTGATTACATTATACGTAACTATCCAGAACGCGAAGGCATTACAACCTTCTTTATTACTGGTAACCATGACCACTTCCATATTCAAAATGGTGGTGCAAACATTGGTAAACGTATTGCCGCAAGCCGTAAAGATATGCAGTATCTAGGTATTAATACAGCTGTTATTCAACTTACACCAAACTGCAAGATGGAATTATTTCACCCACAAGATGGCTCGTCTTATGCGTTATCTTACTCTGGTCAGAAGTATCTTGATAGTTTAAGTGGCGGCGACAAACCACACATGATTTTCGTTGGTCACCACCATAAATATATTAGTATGTGGTATCGCAACGTATGGTACTTTGAAGTTCCATCCACGCACTTACAATCTGATTGGGAAAAAGGTAAACGCATACGCAACGATAGTGGAGCACTAATTATTACAGTCGAAGTGGACAGCACAGGAACCTTAATGGACTGCAACCACTCAATGATTCCACACATCAAACACATCAAGGATGACTGGAAAGCTTATGCAACAAAATCTGAATAACAAACAAGCTAAGAAAGTTAGATTTGTTTTAGATCAGAAGTTCTTCACAGAATTAAAAGGTTTAGATCAAAAGTTATTCCAAAGAAAAATAACGATGGAATACATTAGACAATGCGGAGATGTATATTATCATGACGAAATACCAGTGGCTGTAAACTTAGAAATTAGAACTACAAGAAGAGTAACTAGTACACAAAAAGAAAATAAGTTTGTAACTAAATTACCTATCATAACAATGGTTACTGATTCAGTTACAAGATCACTTGTAGGTACAGCTTATGATTCAGTTAGACAAGTTGCAGAATTATATGCAACCAAATTACATGGCAATGAAGATAGAATCATTGTCGAAATAGAAAGGATTTAATATGATCAAACAAATTATCGAAGAAAAATTCGGAAGTGTAAATCGTTTTTGTGAATCACTTAATAAAGAAATGATTTCAAAACAAACGGTTTACAAGTTATTACAAAAACAAAAACCAAACCCAACTGTATCTACTGTGGTAGCATTAGCTTACCATTTACAAATGGAGTTTACAGAAGTAGCATTAATCTTTAAAAGAATGCAGGAGGAAATTGTAAATGAAAATGTTAACTCGTAAGAAGCAAGTAATTATTTATCGCAACACCGATAATAAAAAAGCAATTGTTGAAAGTATTCAAGAAGCTGCTAAAGCTACTGGCTGTAGTATTAATTACATTAGGTTATCAGCAACTAAACCAAATCATTATTCGAATCGGTCAGATGATTGGCAACCAACTACTACGACTGGTGAATTAAGAAAACAAACCATTAAACCATTGTTTAGATTTGAATTCATTGAACCAATCTTAGTCATTGCTAAACCAATGTTTGATTCAGAAATAAAAGAATTTAATTTTAAGAGCTATTATAAAGCTATTAAAACTATTGGATGTAGTGATAGTACGTTCTACGCACACAAAAAAAATAATGTAAAATATATTATAGATAAAAAGAAACGTCTATGGACGTTAGAATGGAGAAACGAAAATGAAGGAACTAACTAATTTAATTATCAAGTGGGCATATGATCGTGGGTTACAGACAATGGATCCAACAAAACAAATGCTTAAGCTCACAGAAGAAGTTGGTGAACTGGCATCTAGTCTAGCTAAGAAAAGAATGACAGAATCCATTGATGCGATTGGTGATATCTACGTTGTCTTGACAATCTTATCCTTACAACTTAATCTTGATATTGAAGAATGTGTCAAGGCTGCCTACGATGTTATTAAGAACCGTAAAGGTAAAGTTGTAGACGGTATCTTTATTAAGGAAGAATAATATGAGTGAAGATGTTAAGCACGAAAAAGATATTAAACGATTTAGTTTTAGTAGATTAAAAACATTTCAAAATTGTTCAAAGAAACATCACTATCAATATGTAGAACAAATTGAAACGGAAGAAACTGAATCAACAATTCCAGGAAAATTATTTCACAAAGCTATTGAACTTTATTTAAATGGCGAAGATCCAACTCCACCATTAACAGAGTTTGATACGTTATGCAGACAAGGTAAGTTACAACTTGATCCTGGCTTATTATCAGATGTATTTCAATCCTACATTAATTACTATAAGAATGATTTGTTCAAAGAAAAAACATTGATGGTCGAAGGTAACATTGAAGAAAAGTTAGAAGACGAAGATTACTTAACAATGGTAGTTGATCACGTGTTCGAAGAAAATAATTTAATTGTCATTAGAGATCATAAGACAACATTGAAACCACTTAAGTATACTTGGGACGATGTAACAAATAACCAACAACTTTTATTATATGTTCCATATGTTGAGGAAAAGTTGGGAGTAAAAGTAAATGCAGTAGAGATCGATGAGATAAGAATTGCTAGACTTGAAGCTGTGCCCATTAACTTAAACGGTAAACCTACTGTAGACAAGAAGAAGCTTGAGTTAGTTACTAAAGAAGCTTATCTTGCAAAGTTATCAGAGCTTGGATTAGATGATGCTCCTGAATATAAGTACATCATTGAGTTCTTTGAAAAACGTGGTCACCCATTATTCCAAAGAATTAGGGTACAATTATTAGATGGTAAAAGTGTAAGAGCTAACCTTGAAGACATGTGGAATACATATAAGACAATCAAGGCACAACCAGGCCCATCAAGAAATAGATCCATCTTATGTAACTACTGTCCATTCAAAGATATATGTAACTTAGACATGGCCAACCCATCTCAGTCTGATCGCAAGATTATTATTGATAATTTAAAAAGCAAATAAATAGTTGCAAATAGTTGTTGACAAATAAAAAGAGCGGTGTTATACTATTTACAGAAAGGAGAAATGTATCGATAACATCGCATTTTTTTTGAGAAGTATTGCCTATCATTGTTCGCTAATTAAAATACACAGGAGGAAAATTACATGAGTATTTTATCAGAAAGAAGTAAGACTATTGCCGAAACATCTATCGACGGAGTGTTCGTTATTTACGGTGGTCCAGGAACTGGCAAGACTGTATTAGCATCTACATTCCCAAAGACAAAAGAAAAGCCTATGCTTATCTTAGACATTTTAGAAGGTGGTACTGGATCGATCTCTAAGTCGCACTCAGAACACGTTCATGTCGTAGACGTACAAAGTTTCCTTGAATTAAATTCTATCTTAACCGATGTTGAAAACGGTTATACGATGGATGACAAAGGAACTAAGATTCCAGTAGCGTATTCAACCATTGTGTTTGATAGTGCTACTCAACTTGAATTCTTAATGAAGAAGTATCTTATGGAATCAAGTCAAAAAGATACAATGAATCTTAACTTATGGGGCCAAGCTAGAACAAGCCACGAACAAATCTGGAACTTAGCTAAGTACTTACACAAGAAGACTGGTGCATTGATTGTTGTGATCGCTCATCAAAAAGAAATTCAAGATGAAGAAAATGCATCCTTTAATAAAGTAATCCCATCATTAATGAATGGTGCGGCATATGCTTTATGTGCTAAGGCATCGTTTGTTTGGTACACCAAAGTCGAAACCGAAAAGGTTATCGATGCTAAAACAAATGAAGTCAAAGATGAAATTCGTTATTATACATATTTAGATGCACACCCTTACTTACTTACGAAGACTCGTAAACCACAAGAAATTACGGTGCCGTCTAAAGTTCAAAATCTTACATTCGAAAAATTTAAAAAGAACGTGCTAGATAAATTAACTGCACAGAAAGAAGGCAAAGCCAATGAACCAACCAAACAAAATTAATGTAGAAAAGATGTTCTCTTCCATCATGTCAAGCGTCAATGTGTTAATCGATAAGATCGAAACACTTGATCCAACCTCTGAACAATACGGTCATGCTTTATCTAACTTAGCAAAAGCATTCACTATATTAAGTGGTACCGTTATTAGAGATGAAAAAGGTGGCAAGTAATATGAAATACAATTTAGAATTAACTGAACAAGAATTAAATATTATCGCTGCCTCGTTATACAAACTACCTTATGAAACGGTTAGTATCTTAGTCGAAAACATTAGAGCGCAAATCGAAAAACAACAAACAAAGAAAGAAGGAAAGTAATATGGATAACTTAAACTTAACTCCTACGCCTACGCCAACTCCTACACCAACAGTAAATAAAGGTTTGATCGGATCAATCTTAGGGTTTGTTGGATTTATTATATTCGGTTTACCACTAGGTGTAGCCGCACTTATTTTAGGTGTAATTGACACACCAAAAAATACTTGGTCTTATGTTTCTATTGTCATGGGTATCATTGATATCGTTGGCGTGTTATACGTATTAGGTTCTTATTAAGGAGGAAAAAATATGCCATTAATTATTACACAAGGTAAACAAGACACAACCAAAGATGTGGGTAAATTCCCACCGATCGTTGGCAGAAATATTTTAGTTACTGTCACACAAGTAAAACTTGCTGATAACATTCCTAACACCTTATATGTAAAGATGCAAGTCTTAGAAGGTGAACACAAGAATCGTTATGTTGATGATAAGATTACCTTCGATGCAACCTCGCCATTAAGCTGGAAGTATCGTAACCTTCGTCGAGCTGTTGGTAGCGCTTATGCAGAAAACGAACCAACGAATATTGATATTGAATCAATCTTATTAAACAAAGCATTACGAGTAGATCTTGGAATTAAAGATGGTATTGACAAGAAGACTGGCGACAAACGTCAATATCAAACCATTACTTATAAACCATTACAAGATGCTATGCCTAAACAAAGCACTCCAATTCAACCTGCTAAAGTATTTAAACCGGTTGTCAATTCCGCACAATCGAATGTTCCGGTCTTAGAAGTTATTAAAGAAGATGAAGATCTTCCTTGGTAATGGATAATAACAGATTAAAACTTGCTAGGATTGGTGCCGGTCTTTCTCAAGAAGGACTGGCCAGGATCTGCGGGATAAGCAGGGAGACTATTCGAAAGATAGAAAACAACAAGCTAAACCCATCGATCTTTATCTGTAATAAACTTGCTAAGTCTCTAGGCAAATCAATTGATGAGTTGTTTGGAACTTAAGCGTAATCGTCGTTAAGGAAAGTGAGGAGGAAAATGAACTTTAGAGATTTCAACAACATCGTAAACAGTCAAGAAGAATCTATGTACGTAGTTTCTAGAGTTGGCCAACCGCCACTCAAAGCAAACGGTGCATTGGTTAAGAATCTTGGTTCAGATCCGACACTTGAAGTGTCATGGGTTATTCCTCATGGTTACTTGGTAATAGAAACAGAAGAAGTAAACATACTGCCAGTAATTATTTCTAAAAACGAACCGGTCTTTGTCTTCACTAAAAACGATAAGATACTATACATTGTCTGTAAGTCAGACTTCAATAGAACAACAACTGTTAACCGATTAGCTTGCGGTATCAATGCAAATACATATGGAGCGGGAAGAGTTATCACACTACCATTCAGAGTTCCGAATAGCGTATCAAGTTTACTATCACAATATAAGATTGAGTATGGTGAATTCATAAGTTCACTTCCTGTATGGTTATTACCAACAAGAAAGATCTCAAACAATATTGTAGATGGTATTAAACTTCCAATACAAAGCAATGTAAACGTAGTATTAATAGACATATTAAGTAAGCTAAAAGCATTAGGTATTAGTACCATCATGCAGAATGAAGTGGTGCAGATGGTTAATCAGGAGTTTTGTCAAGTCCCGTTAGCAGATATTGAATTAGAAAACGTATTAAGAATAAGTGAAGAACAATTAGTAAAACAGTTTGTCGACAAAGACAAATTCTTCCATGATCGGTTAGGCAATTATGTTATTAAGAATTGCTATGTTAAAAGAGATAGCACGACAAAAGACCTTTACTTTTATAACGAACGAAAAAAAGTTTATTCTACAGACAGAGATTATTTGTTGGGTTACATGACTAAATTAATACCCAGTTTAAAAAACTATCAAAAAGATGAAACATTAAAATACGTTGAACAATATTTATTCGATGAGTCTGTTAAGTTCAATGAGAACCCATACACAGTTGTATTTAAAAACGGAATCCTAGATGTTAATACACTAGAGTTCAAACCGATGAATCCAGAATGTTTAGAATCAATACAAATCAATGCTAACTATAATCCAAATGCTAAATCTCAAACTGTCGATGAATTCTTTCATACAGCCACTAAGGGTAATCAAAGTATCGAACAGTTATTATATGAAGCCATTGGATATTCAATGTTAAAAACAAACGAACTACAAAAAGCATTCTTGTTAGTGGGTTCAGGACGTAATGGTAAATCAACATTCTTAGATCTTATTAAAGAAGTATTAGGTAGAGAAAATACTACAGCCATAGCATTTAAAGATCTTGCAAATAACTTTAGAGCATCAGCTATGAACAATAAACTTGCATCATTAGCAGGTGATATAAGTAGCGCACCTTTAAATGATAGCGATATCGTAAAGTCAATTATATCTGGTGAAGAAATTATGGTTGAGCAAAAATATAAAGATGCTTATTCTAAATCATTATTTGCCACGATGTTCTTTGCAGCTAACAAACTTCCAAGAACTCCAGATCAATCATACGGGTTCTATAGAAGGTTAACTATCATACCATTTACTGCAGACTTAACAGCCGTTAGTAGAGTAGAAGGTATGAACTTTAAAAGAAAGCTTATGGAACAAGAAGCATTAGATTATACAGCCTATAAAGCAGTAGTCGCAATTCATCGTCTATTAAAAACTACAAAAGAGTTTACGACACCTAAAGAAGTTGTTGATATGATGGAACAATATAAGATTGATAACTCATCTGTATTGTCTTGGTTCCACGAAAAATGGAAAGCAGATCCAACTGATATTAAAATTATGTCTGAAGACGTTGCGTACTCAAGTTATAAAAAATGGTGCGCAGACTCACTTAGACACGCATTAAATCAAACAAACTTTGTTACGAATGTTAAGAACGAATTAGGTATTGACTTAAAATAAAGACATGTTATAATAATGGTGTAGGGTTAGAGACGCGACCTCTCCCCTATACCTCCTTTCTAGGGAGCCATGGTTAATTCATTTCCATGGCCCCTCCTTTCAAAAGATCCACAGTGTCTCCCCCTTCACTGTGGGTTTTTTATTTTAAATACTTTTTGTACAAAGAATGTTGCAATCAAAACGTTAAAGACCCAGAAGGGTGTAATGGGTAGCATCACAAAAGTCCAAATAGATGCAGCGATTACATATGCATTAGCATCTTTAAAAATAAATCCATAGATTAAAGGTAGTGCCCACGGAAGTGACGTAATAACATTAGCTATGATCCATGATAGCCAGCCTTCTTTCGTTAAGAATAGATTCTTAAGAAGCAGCTTGGCTTTAGTTATCATCTTTTTCATAGGAGTTAACGCCTTCGTAAGAGATCGTGTATGGTAAACCAGTATCTGGGTTCACAGGAAGGTTAGAGTTAGCTTGCTTGGTAGTATTAAGTAACTCTTCTTGTTCACGAACCTTAGCCTTAACTTCTTGAAGTTCGGCTTGAGTTTCTTGTTTAACACGAGAAGCTTCCTGATCATCAATCGTTATGATAACTGGATCTTCTTTAGCTTTTAGCGGTGGCTGTGTACCCATATAGGCATTCTCAACTTGAATAGAGAATTTAACTTGGCCAACAGCACCTTCATCTTTCTTAGCGTTAGCAGCAACAGCTTTGCCAGATGCATCAATGATTGTCTTAGCAGCAGCCGCAGCTAATGCTTCGTCTTTAGTAGTAGACATAATGAACATAAGCTTAGAGAGCGCGAGTTCACGAGCCTCTGATAGCTCAGTCATAAACTTCTTATCCTTCTGAGCAGACAACTCTTCAAGTGTTGTGGCCACATCCGGATCAGATGCCATTCGGTTAGCTAAGAGTTTAGGGTTACGGATCTCAGGATCTATAGCTTTCATAGCCTGCTCACCGGAGTAACCACCAAACACAACTAACTCAACGAATAGCTTTTGTTGTTCGTTTAAGATATTATATTTAGAGTACTTAAGTTTACCGGATTTAAGCAAGGATAGAAACTCTTGCTTATCCTGTATGACTAAAGGTTGAAATATTCTTTCGGTTTTGGACATATAAAACATTATAACATATTGCAATTGATTGTGTTATAATTGATTTATGGATTTAAACGCCCTCTTAGATAGTAAGATTAGTAGAATTACCTTGCGAAAAAAACGTAAACGTTTAAGAAGCAAAGAAGAAATCTTCCAATCCAACATAAGACAGGCTATCCGTTTAGTTAAGACTGGAGAATACAATGAGAACAAAAGATCACATCGTATACTCATGGTGTTAGCTAATAGACATGGGTTTATCAATCGTAAAGATCTAACAATATTAAAGGAGATCTAGAATGAAAGAAGAAAAGAAGACCAAATTAGACAACCAACAATTTGATCCTGAAGTTTTACGGGCTATGATTAATGGCGGGGAAAATCAAGAAGGCATGGTAACTGTCGAGCCTGAAGATGAGATCGACCCAAAAACTAAGCAAGCTTTGTTCACTGAAATAGAACCAGAAAACCAAGTCAAACCTGGTAAGGTTAAAAAGAAACTTGGTAAGTATGTAGAAAAGTTTTTGTTTGATATGAAAAAAAACCCTGAGAAGTATCAGATTATGACACCACGTGGCATGATGGCAATCGATCAAGCCATTCAACAAGGTTATGATCCTGCAACCAAAGACTTTACTGACAAGGGTTCTAAAGCCGAGTTCGAAGAATCGTTGGGTCAATTATCAGAATCCGGTAGAGAATCTATTAAACGTATTACATCACCTGGAAATATTCAGATGCCAGTATCTGCAGCTGAAGGTATGGGTATTGATGCAGAGAATCCTATGGTAGCTGGAATGGGGCCTGCCGAAGGCGCACCCGTCGAAGCTGGGCCAGAAGGCGCACCGCAAGAAATCGATCCAGCTTTATTGGCTGCATTAGGTGGAGGACAATAGTATGGCAGTAGATGTTTTAGCAAAAGCAAAGCCAAGCATGAAACAAAATGCACCGGAGGCTGAGATTACTCCAGTACTAGGAACAGGTACAGAAATTACACCTAGAGTTCCTACGATTCCTGAACAATCTGTTATTCAAGAAGCTCCGGAATCTGGTTATGAAGCTCCGGCTGTTGAAACACCAGCTCCTATTTCGGGAGTTATGGGTGGATCAACACCACCATCCGGTAATTATTATGCTGAGACAGCACCATTAGTTTCGTCGTGGGAATCAACAGCACAAGAAATGTCTGAGTCACAATTTAAAGTTGACTTAAACAAAGCAAAACAAACAATGTTACGTAGTGCTCAACAAGTGCAATCCGAAGGACAACAAGGTCAAACAGAACTTGCATTAGGTGAATACATGCGCGGTCAATCAGCTGAAAAAGCTGGATGGACTGGCGGTTATATGTTAGATCAGAAGCGTCAAGGTGATTACCTTAAGGCTTCAATTCAAGCTCAGATGTATGGAGCGCAAGAATTACAAAAGTATGGCATGGATACACAACTTGAAGCAGCTAGATTATCCTATGACTTAGGTAAACAAAACCTAGCTTATAAGTTGTATCAAGATGCTCAACAAATGGCAGTTACTGAAGCTCAAATGTTTGGTTACTATGTGTCACCAGAAATTAGAGACTTATTAAATCAACGTACTGCAGCACAGTCAGTATTATCAGACATGGGTTCAACTGAAGAAGATAAAAACCGTGCGCAAAAGATATTAGATCAAGTTGACGTATGGTTCGGTGAACAAAACTTAGATCCAAATGATATTACAAAGTTTGGACAGATCACAATGGAACGTGAAGCACAAAATCAAGCCAAGCTTGATGCAGTTTTAGCATCCATTGGTGACGATCCAAGTATGTTTATTGCTAGAAACAATGATGGTACATACATGATTGATCCTGCTACACAACAATATGTCAAGATGAATTTTGCTGATGTTACTAAAGAAGATTTATATAACTTCTTAAATAAAGATGATAACTCAGAACTTAAATTTGCTGACTCAGCATTCAAAAGCTATGCTAGATTCCTTGGTCAATCATCTATCGCATCATACATGGCTACATTAGAAGATGATGAAGAGCCAACCCAAGGTGGGTTTGCTACATTTATTGCACAAGAAGGTAATGATAAATTAGCAGCTTACTTTGAATCTGTTGGATTAACAACAGAAGAAGCACAAGCAATTATCGGTGATGCATTCACAGCTTCTTTAACGTCTGATGGCAAAACAATTAGTTATGGTTATGGTGGTACAACAAGTTCGGGTAGCAGTACATCTAATGAAGGATCATCAAACATCCCAACTACATGGACAACAGAAAACGCTGAAAGTGTAATTGATTATTTTGTAAATCCTTTTAATACAGAAGATTTTGATTGGGAAAATCTTAGTTCTGCATACGAAAAATTCGCAAGACAAAGTGACATAGTTTGGAGCAAAGAAGATATAGCTAAGAACTATGCAAACGATATGAGTTTTTTTAATAATTTAAAAACGACACCGCTTTATCAAGGAAACGAATATCCACCACAAAATACTTTAGAAAAAATAAATAATTTTATGACAAGAATGCATTATTTAAATGGAGGAAAAAACCAAGAAGAGACAGCGTTAAAGGTGTTTAGTCAACGATATGGTATTCCAGCGTCAGCAGTTTCGTTCGAAAGCTTTTATATGGATGGTAAATCAACCTCAGAATGGGGATTAAAAATTTCCACAGGTAATTTATCTTCAGCACAAATTGCCGATTTAAAAACAAAAGGTTTTATTAATCAAGGTGGTAAATTAGTTTTCAATACTTCAGCAACAAATGGAACCTGGAACATAGGATCAGATGCATTTCAAACATTCAAAGAAAGAGATGGAGATACGGCAACATTAAAAATGATTGGGTTGTTAATGTTGTGGTTAGATTCTCCTAAAGAAGTAACTTCAACAAGAGTTGGAAGATAAAAAATGAAACAAGTATTAAACAATAACGTGATCGTTCAACTTAAGAACAGTGTCGAACTTAAGAACGGTATCAACCTCAAGGAAACTAGAGGTAAGCGAGATGTGGTTACAGCAAGTGTCTATTTAGCTGATCCGAAATTAGAAATAAAGAAAGGTGCCATCGTCTGGTTCCCTCTTTACGCAAGCAATGAAATTACCGTTGACGGAATTCAACTTGCAGTTCTGAATGCCAGTGATATAATCATGGTAGAGGATAATGCCTAACTACTTTATCGATCGAGAAAAGTTTCTTGAGATCATGTCACAGTTCAAAGGTGACATACCGTATCTACAAAAGCTTTTCAACAAAGTAAAAGAGTTGTTACCTGAAGAGTACTTCAAGCAGCTAGTCACTGATCAGTATCACAGTTATGTGTACGATTCAGATTACTATCTAGCGGAGCACTACATTTATTCAGATGACAAACATTACTTTAAAGACTTCGAACAACTCTATGAATTCTTAAAAGAAAAGAATCTAGAGAAGGAAGTCGTACTCAAACGTAACAAAGTAGACATAGCCATGAACACTCCTTATCCAATTAGCGGATATAAAATAAGCTTCGTAAAGAAGAAGGAGTAACTTATGATTAAGATTAGAGTTAAAGATGGTAAAGGTGAACGATTCGTTTTATTAAACCCTGAAGCCATTGTTAGTGTAGAGGAAAAGTCAGATGATCTTTTTGAAGTTTTCCTAATTGATGGTAGAATATTACATATGACTCTTGAAATGTTCCAAGAACACTTCGAAGAAGAGTTAGAGGAGAGACTATCGTGAAAGATTCAAGATTAAAAAATGCTGGTGTATCTGGGTTCAACCAACCTAAACGTACACCAAGTCATCCCACTAAGTCACACGTTGTTGTCGCTAAGGAAGGCGATCAAGTTAAAACGATTCGCTTCGGACAACAAGGCGTGTCAGGATCACCCGCAAAAGCTGGTGAGTCAGCATCTTACAGAGCAAGACGGGAAGCATTCAAAGCGCGGCATGCATCTAATATCCGCAAGGGTAAGATGTCAGCTGCATATTGGGCGGACAAAGTAAAATGGTAGAAAAAGATAGCAAGCTAGTTGTATGTCCACAATGCGGAGGCGCAGATTTTTTTCCACATGAGCGCAAAGGTATTCACATGCTTAAGTGCATCAAGTGCGGTAAAGAAAACAAGATGGAAGATATCTTTATATCAGAAGATTGTGAAGATGGAGCTTGCAAGATATGAAAAAAGATTCTAAAGTTAATCAGGCTGGTAATTATACCAAGCCAGGTATGCGTAAAGAACTATTTAAAAAGATTCTTTATGGAGGTAAGGGCGGAGATCCGGGTGAATGGTCAGCCCGTAAGGCCCAGTTACTGGCTAGTCAGTACAAAGCTAAAGGCGGAGGTTACAAGTAATGGCTAAGAGTTTAGCGGAAGCCCAGAAAGATCTGGTAGCTTGGACCAAACAAAAATGGCGTACATCAGATGGTAAACCATCCGAAGGCAAGAAGCGTTACTTACCAGACAAAGCATGGTCAGCATTATCAGCCTCAGAGAAGGCGGCAACCAATGCAGCCAAGGCAGCTGGTAATAAATCCGGTAAGCAGTTTGTAAGACAACCAAAATCAATCGCACAAAAAGTTGCGAAGTATAGGAGATAAGTATGAAGAAACTTACACCACAAGAAAAGATGTTACTTAAGAAAGACGGTTACACTGACCGTGAGATCCTTGAAATGGAAATGGAAATGGATCCCGAAGAAGAGATGGAAGAAGACATGGAAGAAGAGATGGAGGAAGGTGAACTTCCTACCAACGGCGAAAACATGCGCAAGATTCCATGGGCTAAGATGCGAGAAGCTGGTAACATCCAGAAGAAAAAAGGTAGGATGCAATGATGGCAGAAAAGAAATGGATTCAATCCGCAATCAAGAAACCAGGCGCGCTTCGCAAGTCACTTGGAGTCAAGAAGGGTGAGAAGATCCCCGCGGCTAAACTTAAAGAAGCCGCTAAAAAACCAGGCAAGCTAGGCCAAAGAGCCAGGCTAGCCATGACATTAAAGAAGATGTAAAAATTATGAAGCGTACTGTTGCAATCAGTATGCTTTTTTGTTATACTAATCAATAGGAGGTAAAGTGTATGGCGTTTATTGAAGCCAGCTTACCGCCTATTAAAGTCTGGGTTAGAGATGGATTCTTCTTTGATGATCCCGATAACCAAGAATACGTAGGCAAATATACAAAGGCGATTCTAATTTCTATCCGCTGCAACGAAGGATCGGCTGCACTATTCCAAGTTCTTACAGAACATGGCATGATGAGAGACAAGCTTCCCATCTCCGCTATCTGCTGGAAACTACCTGATACAGAGGAAGTATGGAAAACATATCCTTTCCACTCATTACAGCTATGGGATTGCTTCTCTAAGGTATTTACCCTGGTTGGGTTAAACTACGTCTATAATGCAAATGTAGATGTGTTAATGAAGAACGGCGATACACTAGGTGGTACTTACATGTTAACCCTTCAATGGGGTAGCAATGAGAACACCGGTATCGATCTAACATTAGCCGAGGATTTCCAAGAGCACAAGTCTCACCACCTGATCATGTTAGACAATGGACTGTTTGCACTCCAGCCTAACAATCGGATCATCAAATGGTACGAGCCCAGCTTTGTTACATCAGAGTACAAAGGCAAGCCATGGAAAATCAACACACAAGAGTACAGTTGTGAACAGTACGACAAGTGGATGACCGAAGACTCAGACAACTTCTTATACAATACCAAGAAGGTAGAGAAGTTATCAGAAGAAATCATAAAAGAGTATGGTGATGCCTACGACAGGTTTATATACGACGATTATAATCCAAAAACAAAGGAGGCTAAAAAGCCTATGAAAAAACAACCAAGACGTAAGTTAGCTGCGCCAATGCCAAAGAAAGGTGCTAAAAAGAAAACGACCTATTTATATGGAGGCCCAGCTAAATGAAGACATCAGATATCAAGATCATCAAGGATACTTTCCAGAAGATCGCAGACATGGTAGTCCCAACGATGGGAGCAAAGGGTCGGATGGCTGTCATTCAAGATGAATTCAGCCGGCCCATCTTAACTGACGACGGTGTTACCGTGGCCAAGCAAGCATTCGACTTCGAGGGATTTGAAAAGATGGTAGCCATCTCCATGATTGAAGCTGCCAACAATACAGAGAAGACAGCATTTGATGGTACGACCTTAACAGTCTTACTAACGAATGAGTTATACAAGCAAGGCTTAGCTTGGATCAAACGTGGGTTACACCCGCAGGTTGCTGCAGACAAACTACTTGAGCTAGTTGCGAAAGCAAAAGACGAACTCAAGAAGTATCGCATCAAACTTACGATTGATCAGGTAGCTAATCTATCAACGATCGTTACAAAGATCCCGGCCATCGGCGCATTAGTAGCTGAAGCATATCGCAAGTCTGGCGGGACAATGAACGTAGTCACGGAGCACGAGCGGATCAAAGAAGAATCTTATGTGGAGTTCACATCTGGCATGACGTTAGATGCTGGTTACATGTCAGAGTCACTCAGAGCGTTATGCAACGAAGGTGAGAAGACCGTATACCAAAACCCATTCATCGCCGTCCTAAAGGAAGGCATCTTCACACAGCTGGATACCCAGAAGTTTTTCGCTTCTATCCCTCAAGACCAGATCGATCACCCGTTCGTCTTCATCGTATCAAACAAATTTAATCCGGAGTCTTTAAAGTTATTATTAGATACCTTGACAGAAAACAAATTCAAATTCCAAATCATCTTCATCAACGACGTATCCCAAGAAGAGATCTTCTTAGACGTAGCTGCGTATACTGGCGGAACAGCACAGGATGCAGTTAGTGGAGCTGACTTTGTATTTGATTCGTTAGGCAAGGCTAAGTCTATTATCATTGAACAAATGAAAACGACGATTACGGCAGAAGCACCCAATGCTAAAGCTTTGTTACAACGTATCAAGAGTTACAAGAAAGAACTTGAAGAACAAGCTTACACCACTGGAATGAACCGTGCCAACATGATCACACGTAGGCTAGCCAATCTAGAGTCGGGCGTAACAAAGATTAAGATATATGCCCCAACCGTCACAGAATACATGACGATTAAGTTGAAGCTAGACGACGCAATCGGAGCGGTAAAAACGGCTACTAAAAAAGGCATTACAATCGGAGCGGGTAAGGCATTATGGAACGTATCGTTCGAGGTACCTGAGCTCAGTAATGTTTTACGTAAACCGTTGTTAACCATTTTATCCAATGCTGGGTTAAAGATTACTAAGGAAGCTGGGTTACAAAATAGTATAGCGATAGATGTAGTTAGTAAGAAAGAAGTAAACTTAACTAAAGCAGGCATCGTAGATAGCTATGCATCAATCGAAACATCCTTAACGAACGCAAGTTCAATCGCAGCAAACTACCTACGTGCCTACATACTGATTAAAAAAGATTAGAGGCGATATTATTTGCCTCCAATTGTAAATGGTAAACCATACCATTCTTTAATTTGTTTATCAGTCATACCATTGTTAGTAAGTATAAAGATAATGTCATTGACGTTATAACCAAAGTCAACTAATTCTTGGATAAGGTCGGCAACTAAAGTAGGGTAATTTATTTTTTTTTCCATATGTTAAGATCCTCTAAAGCCTTAGCAGATTTAAAAACTTCAAGAGCTTCATTTGAATTAGCCTTACGTTTTAATTCAGCTTCGTATTGTGTTGAGACAGTAATAGAGTCAAAGAACTTTAATCCTTTGACACCATTAGATTTAAAATCTTCAACGTCGAGTTCATCAATATCAAAAGTAATAAATGTTTCTTTATTTTCTTTACCAAAATACATAAAGAATCTATCGGTGCCGCAAATATGAACAGTAGAATCTTGTGGTAGCGTTTCAAGAAACGCAATAAGTGTACGTAGTTTCATATTAGGCCTTACCATTAAAGTCAGATGGAGTTTCATCTTTCTTTTTTCTAAGCTTATTCATAGTTTCATTAATAGAAGTCATCATAAATTCTTTAGAGTCTTCATTAAACTTTGAGATAAGTTTTTCAGCAAGAGCGGGTAAGGTTTCAGATGATGCAGTAATTTCATTAGCAGATAAGATTGTCAAAGCACTACCAATGATGGCAGCAGAGATAATCTTAATCATACCATTAAGAGTTTCGTTAACTTGTTCACCATTTTCAAAATCATTAAGACGTAAGTTAAGTATTTCATCTTTGCCAGCAATCATCTTAACATAAACACCTTCATTTAAATTAGACTTTGTAATTTTCTTTTTCATTTTAATTTCCTCCTTTTAAGAAATTAGAAATAATTTCGGGACTTGAGAAGTCGAGATTTTTTAATTGATCTTTACGATCAAAGAAGATAACAAAAGGTGGCTTAAAAGAAGACTTAAGTATTTCAGGATAGTCAGGATCAATAATAGTCATGACTTTACCAGAGTACATAGTCATTGCGTGAAGAAATTGTTCATCACTAATCAAACGTTTTTCTTTTATATGTTTGTACATATCGTCCCATTTGTTGTTATACATAACAGCAATGGTAATCAAAACTTCACGTCCAGTAAACTTAGGATTAGCAGAAAATTTTCTCATGATTATTCCTCCTTAAATCCATAAGAAACAACACGACTACCTTCAAAGTCTTCTTCAATAGATGACAATATAAGATTGACTTCTTCATCAGTAAGAGATTCGATGCCTCCATCATCGTTGTGCTTGCAGAAAAATAAATTTCCTACAAGTACCTCAAGACCATCATCAGATGCAGCGACAACAGGTTTTCCTTTCAATAAACCTTCATCATCTAGATAAATGTCAAAAGGTTTCCCTTTAATGAAACGAGTTGGAATATCAAATAGATCACAATTAATTACAGGATATAAAGATTTGTAACTTTCGTATTGAAGGATATACTTTTGAAGAGATAAACCTTCAGAAGTACGTTGGGCCAAAACACCAATAATTTGTTTGTTCATTTTGTTACCTCCTTAAAATGGTAATGAACCGTAGTAGGTTTCTAAAAACTTTAGACCGTCTTTAGTAAACCGTAAAAATCTTTTGATCACAACACCTGCAGCATAGCTTTGTGTGTAGTCAAAATTCTTTTCAACAAGGACAATAGCGTCAAGCTCCATTGATAATCCTCCTTTTTCTTTTGGAGCAGTGACTCTAAAATAAGCAAGATTTTTACTTGCATCCTTGAGATAAGTAATAGTAGGAGAGAACAATGTGTTACACAATTCATAATAAAAATTACGAAGTATAACATAGTCAGAATGTTGCACAGCAATTAAGCGGTGCGGAAAGTTCAACTTCATCCTTAAAAATGCAGTGTCATTATAGGTTTGATTAACGTAAACACTTCTTGTATCAAATGCATAACGAGCAGAAACAATAGGATAAAGATAATGATCTTGTCCGTTGTATTGAAATAATATCATTTGTTTTTTATTTCCTCCCATGGAATTCTAACTACATTACAATGTGGACATAAGTAATCAGAGTTATCTTCATGTATATAAAAACTTTCTAATGATTCGGATGGCGTTTGGCATTGCTTACAAGTCAAAGTTCTAATAGATGTAGAATCTTTGACAAGTAAATAGCCGACACCCCCCATATAGGGAGGGATAGCAGCATCAATACCGAATGGAACAAGTACTAAGTGTTCTTGTTCTGTCAGAAAGCGTCGACCAAAATAAACAAAAGCATAATCTTCTATCTTATACACACGAAGTGGTGTATTAATGATAGTAAATTCTTTAAAAGTATCTTTGTTGTAAACAACGGCAGGTAAGTTTTGATTAATCATTATAATTCAACCTCATATTCATCTTTCTTGGATTTAGTTCCAGTAGAATTTCTTGCAACGATTCCTAAGCTAGTAAGCAAAGGAGTTGGATGATAAAATTCTTTTACAGTATGGTTATAAATACCAATAACATTTTCGCAGTCAACTAAAACTTTGTCAACAACTTCCGTAGTAAAATAATTCGTGTGAATCATATTGCGAATAAACATTTCAACTACAGAAGAAACAGAAAGAGTAGGATTAAGTAATAATAAATAAATAAGGTTGCTACGATTACGATTAGTAATACGTGGTGCTGGACCCCAGAATGGATCTTCTCTCTTAAATTGTTCGGTGTTGGAAAGAACATCACCAATACCAATTGTGAGATCGACGAGAGCTTTGATAACGATAGGATCAAGAGATTTAGCATACTTCTTATTGTAGTATTTATAAAGACTCTTTGTAGATGGTTCTTCAAAATTAATTTCTTCCCATCTTGATAGGAAGGCAGGTTGCATTTTAGAAAGCCCACCCATTCCAGCGTTAGCGGTACCAAAGAAAATAGTTTTCTCATGTACCATAACTTTATGTCCGGCTACATAGCAGTAACGATTTAAACCAGAGATAACATTGTTACCTTCAATTTGATTTGATTCTAACATTGCAGTTGCTTCTTCTAAGTTGACAATACCACCAGCTTCAGCAACAGCTTTCAAGTCAGATTCAAAGAAAGCCCAAGACTTACTGGAATCATTAGGCATGGTTGCAGATATCTTACCGAAGGTATCAGCAAATTCAGTAGTCTTAGTAATAGTAAATTCTGCGTAAGGTAAATTAAGAATGTGTGCAATTGCCCTAACAGTTTCTGATTTACCAACAGCAGGTTTACCAACAAGTAAATAGTTCTTGTTTGGTGAAATAGGATTAGTCTTGTTAAGGTGATTCATAATATATTCAAATTCTTTTGATTCAGATTTAATTACTTCAACCAAATCTTTGTCAACTTTAGGTCTAAACTTATCAGGATTTGCCTTAATGACAGGGTGTTCCCAAGCATCTTGGTTCATTGGATTAACTGTAAGTACATCAGGTAATGTAAAAGTCTTATCAACGATTTCATAACCAAAATGTTTCTTTACATAATCACCAACAGATAGATTGTCCAAATACTTTTTTGTCTTTGGCATTGGTTTGTATGCATAATTGCGTAAAGAATACGAATCAAATATTTTAATAAAATCAAAAGTCAATTCAGTAGCAACTGGTAAAGCAGTAAGAGTTGATAAAGGAATTTTTGCAACGTCAATTTTATTAGGTTCAATATCAAATACTTTACTAAAGAAAACTTGTAAAGAAGGTTCAAACAAAGAAGCAATAGCTTGATCGAACTCAGAGCCATCGCTTGCAATACTAATTTTGAACGGAGCAACTGATGAATGAACATCAACAAATAGTTTAACGAATGGTAAATTAGGATACTCAGCTAATAAAACTAAGCGAGTTTTATCAGTTGATAAAAATAATCTAGTATAGACAGTTTGTTTTGCCATGTTAAGTTCCTCCTTATTGAACTATAAAATAGGCTGATGATATATTGTTAGAACCATCAACAGTAATACCTAAGATAACTTTGTTGTTATTAACATTAATAACTAAAAAGGTTGTGAAGTCAAACATGAGATGTGGGAGAGGTAGTCCATCAAAGTGTGGACCACTAGCTTCTTGTGATTCAATAATTAAATCAGTGAAGTTTCGTTTAGATTTTAGATCTGATTCATCTTTACCAGATAAAATTTTTACTGATAAAGATTCCATAGATAAAATGATTTGATCTAACATAGAAGTAAGTTCAGAAGCAAAGGCTTCTTTCTCAGTAATGGGATCCTTTTGAATTCGGTTAATAATATCAGTTACTTTAATAAAAGAAAAAGAACTTGATTCATAACCAATATTTTTTATAACTGCTTTAGTAGGTAAAAAACTAAAAGTCATTGATGATGGCCAGTCTTTACGAGCCAAGTCAATACGCTTTTGTAGATTGAAAAGAAAAGATACAGAATTTAATTTTGCCATAGAAATTTTCCTCCTTTATTCTATGTTGTTTACAGCATCGCCATCTAGATTTGGTCCGCCAAAATGGTCATCCAAATATATCATGGCATGTTCTACGAGCTCAGAAAGAGAACGTGATGGTTCAGCATCAACAACTCTTTCAATTGTTTTAATAATAGGCCAGGCCATACGGCCATAGCGTTCATTAATCAATGATTTTTGAGCATCAGTTAACACGACTTTAACTGCTTTAATAATTGTCATGGTTTTTCCTCCTTTCATTCTATTCTTCCAAGAAGAATTTGTGTAGTAAAAACTGGCTAAAATCACCAGCAAAACGAGCGACTAAGTCGTTCGCATCTACATAACATAGTGCATCATATTTTGGAATTGATGCAAAACTCTGAGGCATTCGAGCGCCAATACCAACAAACAAAGCACGAACATTGTAGTCCGTTGCAAAGCTTGTTAACTTTTGTTGTAAAAGTTTTTCACTGGAAATAGCACCATCAGTTAGAACAAGTATCAACTTGTCACGATTGTTGCTATTAGGAATACAAAAATCAAGATACTTAAAACTTTCGGTAAGGTCTGTACCACCACCGCCTAAAAGTTTATTAGCATAAAATAATTTCTCTAAGTCTTTTTCGACATAGGAAATGTCTTTTATGTTCTTATTATGATTATCAAAATAAGAAAAGTCGAGAGAACAATTACCAAGTTTAAGTACATGACCCATTGCAAGTGCAAGTGTAGTCATATAATAACTTGAGGAAATGTTCTGTGTTTTATGTAGAGAATATATAGATTCCTCACTTCGTTCGTCCTTGTCTTTCAAGACCATGCCAATGTCAGCAGTGTCATAATAGGAAAGATCAAGGTCTTTCTTTCTACCACCCATGTCAGTATAAGTACTACCACTGGTGTCAATAAAAAGAAATACTTTCAGATCAGATTCACGAATAACATTAACATCTTTGTAAAACACAGCAGGAGTTAGTTCAGTTTTATAAGCATGTCGATTATAAAACTTACCACTGCGTAATGAAAGCATTCTTCCATCATCTCTCCGTAAATATTGTTGCCAGGAATCGGTAAACGATCCTGTGATAGAGTGATAAAACTCAAGATGTTTTGGAGAGACACTAAGTGTTTGAAATGAGTGTAGAGAATGTTCTTCATTAATGGTTCCAAAGTTAGGCGCGGCATTTCTACCACGAGCTAAGTCTTCAAGAGCAGAAGATAACATGTTGGCACCATCTTCATCACCTTCACCATCAGTACCATCAACTGTTTGTTTATTTGGTTCATCAGGTTGAGGTGGATTTTCAATTTCAGAAAAGTCAATGCGTGTAGCAATGTCTTCAAGAAATTTCACACCACGAGCAACAGGGTCGTGTTCATTAAGAACATTGGAAAACAATGATGTTAAGTCAGGTGAATAAGAAACATATCGTGTGTTTAATAATTTATACAATACGGATTCAACATCGCCAAAGTCAGTAGTTTTATTTGGCATATCCTGTCCTTCCTAATAAAAATCGTCCAAGATCATAAACTTGGTGAATCTTTGGATCGTTTGGATAAATAATAGATTTGAAACGGTCTTCAATATACATGTCTTCAAGAAAGTTAAGCATACGATGGATAGTACCATCATCAAGACCGGCATATTTTGGATTGTTTGTGATAAATTGTCTTTTAATCTTTTCTTTTTGTTCGTGGTTAGGACTAAAAAAGAAATGTCCTAACTCATGATCAAGAAGGTAAAGATGTAAACATAACATAACGTTAATTAATTCATCTCTAACATCGCTTCGGTAAATGTAGTGGTCGGAAAAATTGACAGCAATAAAAGCTAAAAATCTTTCTTGGATAGCTTTAAAAATACTGTCTTGTCGGAAGATAATAGTTGAGGTAGTCATGTCAATGGAAGCAGGTGCTTTCATTTCAGACTTAAAGAAAGAGGAGTATCTATCACTAATCGTATCAACAAGAACAGAAAGATTAATCTTAAACTTAGTAGAAAAAAGATTACGTAATGTAGCTAGGTCAAGATAAATCTCAACAATACGAGGATGTGGTAATAGAGATCTCATTTTGTCAAAGACAGCTTCAGGATTAGTAATGATAAGTTTACCATTAGGATCCAAGTGAAAAATGTTTTCATCTCGTGTATAAAGAAATGAAACAATAGAGTCAAACATTTCTTTAGTCCACTTATTTGGCGGTATTACGTAGTTCTTGTCGAGCAAGTTTCTCATGGCGGTCTCCTTTCAAAGATACCTTGTTGATTCGGATAGAGTCATAGTATTCGTATTCGTTGTCGTCAGATAACAATGAGACTAAGTTGCCACGGGATTTAATTTTCATCGGATATACCTCCTATTCTGATGAAAAAATTTATATATCTAGCCAAAGTTCTTTTATAGAACCGTAGCGATATAATGTAGTAAACGGCACTAAAAAATAACAACACACTTAATACAATACAGAGGTAAAAATAAATCATAATGATTTAATAACCTTAACAAGCCGGTGAAGTTCAAGAAGAACTACTCCGTAGGCATCTTTCTTATCAGCACTTGCGTCAGTAGCCAAGTTTCCAATAAGTTTATCCATAAGTACAGCCAGATGATTAAGTATGATTTGTTTCATAATAATAAAACCTCCTTATGAAAGCATTAACAAAGCTGAAGCAACAACATTTTTTAAAAAAGGAACGTATTTAAAAGAACCGGTCCAATCGGTGATGGAATTTTCATTGATTGATTCAAGAAGTGTAGAAAGAAACTTCAAGGAATCATGAGAAACCTTATCATAAAAAGTATGAGTGTGAAAAGCATAAGAATTATCTTTAAAATTAAAATAAGGAAAATTTAGAGAACGAGTATTAACCATTTGATAACCAGAAGGTGTAATACAACAAAAATCAACGTTATCGTTCTTTTCAAAAGCATAAACTTCAGAGGCTTGAAAAGAAGTAAACTGATTAGTTGTGTCAATAATTGAAGGAGTAAAAATTCTAAAAGGGAAAAAAATAAAAGTGTAATGTTTATGTTTATGTGAATAAGAAATCTGTACATAACGATTATAGTAAGGTGTTAAATCAAAGTCTTTACGAAAACCAAATTGATCATGAAAAGCTTTCGTAAGAGGTTCTTTAATTTCTAAAAAAGAAGTATATAATTGAAGAGCAAGGTTAAATGATTGTTTATTCATGGTAGATAAATCCTCCTTAAAAGATTTCAAGCACGAGAGTCTTCGTGTCTTGGTAATAGTAAGCAGCACGGACTTTAGAAAGTTCTTTGATGTCAAACATGCGTTCAACATATTCAAAGCCATTCCAAATCTTTAAAAAACAACCTCCTTCAGACCAAAGGTAATCACGTACCTTGGCTTCTTGACGCATGCGCGATAAAGATTTATCGGCATCACTAATGTTGATCTTCTTAGTGTAACGGATCAACGTCGTTACTTTGTTGGAGTTACCCATACAAATTATTCGGGTGTTGCAACCCAGGGTTCCTTTCAAAGCCCTCGACTAACTATCACCGTTAGTCTATCGTCACAAATGTCACGTAGTGTCTTTAGCTTTCGCATGGTTATTGCAACACTAGCCAAAATATTTATGAGTTTTGAGAATGAAAATCTAAGAAACCAAGTAAACTAATTTTGGTTTTAAATTTTAAAGTACTAAAAGAAATATTGTTTTGTGTAGGATACCAATAAGATCCTAACTTAAAACAACCATAGCCTTTTTTTGAAAGGTAAAGAGGTATCTTCATATTTTTTTATATGAATCACGCACAAACAAGTACGGTTCTAAACCTTTCCATCTAGTATAGTAAATCCTTACGTTTTTGTAAGGTATGTAGTAAGCAGCCCACCATTGAGGTAAGGATGCTGTAAAAGATTTAAGAGTACCAGTAGTGATACTCTTAAACAGGTACTTGGTTTTAACAACCTTTCCCTTAGCGTCAAAGACAATAATCTTTTTCATAAATCCTCCTTGATTTATGGCTGGTCAAGTTAACATTGAGTAACCAGCTAGAGGTTTAAATACCTCAGCAAAGTGCACTATTGCTAATGCACTTCACAAAGTTATTTATTAACTTTATTCATTTCAGATTGAAGTTGTTCGTAAGTTGTATCGCTTGGTAAAGATTTAATTAATTCAATCAAAGTAGGAATAACTTCACTCTTTAGACCTAGTAAAGATAATCCTGCCCAACCATAACCAACAGGAACATAGCCATCAAAACTTATAAAATGATCTTCGACATAAAGAACAGCGCGAAGACCGTTTTCAAATTTGAATGACTTTGAAACTAATTCAGTATTCATTTAGATTCCCCTTTCTTGAGCTTAAAGCTCACCAATAAAGTTGAGGCGTAAGCACTCAACCCCATTGGAAAACTTTTTCCCAGCGTCCTATATAAATAGGAATATACACTTCAGTTTAAAAGTAATGTAACAATAAAGAAACACTACATAAAACACACAGTATATACTGTAGTTCTGCAGTGTACGTTTCCATTAAGTCAAAGTTAAAATGGCAAAAGTAGATTAGCCAAAGTATAACTCGACATAACTGTAAACATACACACCATAACCCACTATGGATTTAATGAGTTATGGAGTGTACGCTTGCTTTACCCCAGAGTTACCCTAAAAATAGGGCTGTAGAAAAACTTTTCTGTAAACTATATTATAAACATACATAATGATCTAGATAATATAATAGAAAGAGTTAACCCAATTCCATGAGATCCACCATAAAGTATCAAACTAAAGATACTAGCAGACCTCACACACCACACACACACCACACACACGTGAGACATAACGTCTGCACACTAGTCGTAACACTCAAAAGTACCAAATGATACTAGGGGGTGGGGGGGACTAGGGGAATAGGGGTAGCCTATTCTAGGGGGTAGGGGGGGGTAAGGGGAATAAGTAGGGTAGGGGATCAGGGGACCAGGGGGAGACGCATTGTTACATGGCCATATCTTGACCATCACTTTGCGAGCGATAAACCAGGGGACATCCCGATAAGGGTTCTGAACACGCAATGTCATCCGGTTGCTCGGGGAAACTTTAGTATAGGGCTCTAGTGACAGGGCCGATCTAATTCTTACGATCAAACCCCAAACGTTCATACGCCACTAGGGCTTCTGTCAAATTCATTATCGTTGGATAATAGTAGAGAGAGAGTATATATATATATGTATGGTATATATATAGGGTAGGGTAGTACTTTTGGGGGTGTTAAGTGTTACTATTAGTGTTGGGGGTACGTGGGGGAAGTATTTCTTGGTTTGGTGGTAGGGAAGGCACCCCCACAACACAACAACAGTACTAACAACATCACACAATCACAAATGGTACTAACAACATCAATAATATATACTAGCACGCTCCACAGAATTTTTGGGTTTAGGGGTTAGACTATGCCTTTCTATTATATTAGAATAATCCTATTACTGCATATTTAAAAGGACAATTAATGCAGAAAGTAGTATAATAGAACCATGAATAATAAAGAACTTCTTAAAAAATATCCGTTCCTTCGTTTGAGGAATCTTATGACCGGTAAGTATGACCGATCGACTAAAGTAACCTGGTTAGATGGAATGCCGGGTGGCTGGAGGATTGCCTTCGGCGAACAGATGATGGAAGAGATTGCCACAGCACTTAAGGGTGAAGAGTTGCTGATCACTCAAGTCAAAGAAAAGTTTGGCGGGTTAAGATTCTATTGTCATGGTGCATCAAGGGAAGTTTATGATGTCATCTCAAAATACGAACGTATGAGTTATTATATCTGTATTCATTGTGGCAAACCTGCTACTAAAATATCCATGGGTTGGATCTCGCCATACTGTGATCAATGTGCTCTTGAACTTAATCAAAAACTAGATAAAGATTTAATGGTTGACTTCGTTGCGATAGAAGAGTATTATAAAGAAAATAAGGAGGACTAAATATGTCCGGAGAAATTTCAGTCGTTGGCTGGGAATCCGCCAACTCAATCGCTCAACATCTAACGAAGAATGGCTATCAAGTAAAGATCGAAGCCGATGCCGAACTTGCTAACACGAATGAGATTCGCTTTATTATTTCTTTCGTTCACCCTGTTTTCGAAGGTAAATCATTTGAATTAATCGAAGAAGAATATGAAGGGTTAAGAACCTGGAAAGATATTAAATCAGAACTCGAAGATGGGCTTGATCATTTAGACGATCAACCGGTATGGACCGTTGCCCGGGGAGATACGGATGGAGATAAGCCAGTTAAGAAGAAAGTAAAAAAATAATGTTTTATTTATTTCGGGATGACTTGTTGATTCAAGTTGGGCATTCGCCGGAGCATATTGTTAGCGAAGTGAATAAGGCTTTATCGGGATTTAGAAGTTACGGCGGTTTAAACTTTGTCGATGAAGAGACGCATCTGACCGCTCGTTATGGCCAACTACGTACCAACTTGATGATCAAGTGGGATAAGCCAGAAGAGAAAGCGTTGTTCGAGAAAACCGTGACGATGAATTTCTGAAACGGCTTTCAGGAAAATGTAAGCGTTTTACAAAACGATTTGACCACAGGTGGTGCTATGATGGGACTCAAGGAGGTGAGCGCACCCGATGGTCAAGAAGATTAAGATCTACTCGCTGTATGAAATCGATCGACATGGTCGGACTAAATTCGCCGGACGCTTCGCGTCGAGACATCGTCTCAAAGCTGCCGCGATGTTTATGTCGAACTGGTTCTATGAAGTCGATGAAAAAGAAGATGAGTTTGGCGGAACGATACGGTTGTCAGCAAATAGTTGACAACTGTTTTCTTTTGTGTTTATAATAAAGTAGATGAAAGAACAATTAGAATTTATTGCCAGCATGACGATTGATACCATCAAGGATCTTGAGGAACATCGTCGTTTGAATTGGGAACATTACCGTCGCCTCTTTAAAGAGACGGCTCACTGTTTATATTATGTTAACTCCAGAGGTTATGTGGAGAAGTATATGAAACGTGATCTTCAGGAAAATGGTCCGGTCGCTAGCCTTTTTAAAAGATTACCAACGAAGTTGTATAAACGTAATAAGCAAAGTAAACGTGAAGAATACCTTGCGGTTGTTATCGATCACCGTCGATATCCTTTAAAAAAGTTAGTGGCGATGACGTTCTCTAGATTGTGGGTTCCGAACTCCAAAATCTATCATCGTAACCGGAAGATGACGAACTGTAGCTTTAAGAATCTATTGATCGTTCCACCGGGTGAAGCTTTCGATCATAGCCACCGAGGTAAGAAAATTGCGGTTTTACTTAATAAACACTGGGTTGTTTATGAATCTTTGAAAGATGCTGCCGAAGAGCTGGATGTTTCCTTATCATCTTTTAGGCGCCATGTCAATGATAAGAATAAAGGTACGAAGAAACGTTTGTTGTCCGAATTAAAATTTAAATATATTTAATTTTGTTGTACACTTTTATTTTATTTGTGATACAATAATTAACTAGAGGAGATTATAAATATGGATGGTCAGAATTTCGACCCTCGATTTGGCAAGTCTCAAGATCCCTTCGCTGTAAAAGTTACAGCACCCGAAGTTAAAGTTGAACTACCTAAAGTAGAATTCGATCTTAATAGCTTCGAAGATGAAGGAATCAAACGAGCCAGAGAAGATGGTGCAGTGCAATTCGCATCCGGTGTAGTCCGAGTGAGTGACGCGCCAACTTATAATTTACCAGAAGTAAACAAATCATTATATGGCGAAAAGTTAGGTGTAACTAGAGCCAATGAATTGCGTGCGGCTGTTGGATTAAAAGCGAACGAATCATTCACCGAATACTATAATACGAATAAGTTCGTTCCAACCGGATTCGATATCGACGCAAAAATATTATTACGCGAAGAAAAAATTAAAAAGCTGGAGCAAGATGTTGCAAGTGGTAAACTTGGCTATCAAACATTTTTGTATAAAGCTTATGGACAAGATTTATTAAAAGCAGATGGTCATGATATGACCTCTTCTTTGTATTGGTATAATCGGCGTAAACAAGGGATGTATGATTCGCCAATTGATAATCCAAGTTATCTCGCATCACTTTTGCAACAAGCTCAAACGCTTTATCAAAACGAAGTTTGGTATGCAGAAAGTAATACGCTCGATATTCAAAACTCTTTTCTTGGACAATTAGGTGATAAAAATAAATTACCCCCTTTAAAAGTTCGTGAACTTTTCGAAGAACAATTTAAACAACTTGATACTATCGTTGAATCGGATGAAGAAAAGATTAAACTTTATAAAGCTGGTTTACTCAGAGGATTTAATCCTACTGTAGATGTAGACGGTGATGGTAAGATTGATTACTACTTACATCGTGATGGTATGCTTTACAAAGTTCGTGAAGCTGGATCAGATGCTCCAGACACAAAAGCTATTTCGTATTACAACGAAGACGGATCTTTAGATCGTATTGAAGTCGACGGCATGTTTGGCGTTTATGGCGACCAAGTTGTACAAGGTGCACTTAGCGCTGTCGCTGGCGTTGCTGATTTATTTATGTATGGAACTGTTGGTCTTGTCGATACGATTGAAAATTTATTTACTGGAAACTGGGAATATGATAAGCTCGCTGATCTCTACGTAGAAGTAGAAGGTGCAAAAGCTGGATCATATATGTTTGGTAATAATGTTTATTCTACTGGAACTGGATTTACTAAAGCCGATGGTTCGATTGACTTCGAAGGTATTGGACGTGGTACATCAAGAGCAGTCGGTTACCTTGCTGGTATGTTTGCACTATCAGCTATTGGTGGCGGATTATCTGGCGTTGGAACTAAAGAAGTTGTTTTAGGTATTTCTAAAGAAGGTCAAAAGATTTTAGGTAAAGAAGTCGTTAAGTATGGTGGACTTAAAGGATTTACAACGTGGGGATTACGAAACATTGGTAACGCAATCAACGGCGTCGTTGGTTTATCACAAGGTGTTTACAGCGCTGGTACATCCAATGCCGTCTTAACTGCAACTCAAGCCACTGTTCGTGGTCTTGGTTATTTAGCCGTTAAAGACTTTACAACTACGACTGCATCCTTAACTGCATCTAAAGAATTTTTAGATTTAGATGATAATGAAATTATCGGTAGTGCTTTAGCGATGACTGGTTTAAACTTTGGTTTATCCTTCTTGCTACGATCTGTCGGTGATACGCCAGCTACTACTCGTTTAGCTAACTGGTGGAAATCAACATTCCAAAAATCTGCAGACATTAAAGCTGCTGGTGCTTTAGATGACACATTCGCAGATTCATTATTACGTTGGGCTGCTGATGCTAGCAAACGTAAATCATTTGTCTTTACAAACTCAGCAATGGATATGATGGAAAACTTTTTAACGATGGGTACCCAAAGTTCTTTGGCTACTACTGGTAAAATGTTCGACAAACAAGCATGGCTTAATTTATTAGATCCACAAAACCTTGTCACCCAAGGTTGGTTATTTAAAAATAACTTAATGGGTGGGTTCCGTGGTAATGATATGCAGATGGGCGCATCTGGTGTTGCTGCTCAAGTTGGTAACTTAAACCGCATTTACTCTTCAGATATTGTTGGAAAAATGTTAGAAATTTCTACACAAAAAGCTGCAAGTAAGAATGATGCTGATATTAAAGCTGCCGAAACAATTAGCTTAGCTGTTAAAGAAGCTAACCGCATTCGCGATACTGAAAAAAATCCTGCCTTGGGTATTCAAAAGGCAATGAATTATTTGCATAATACTTTTAAAGATGACAATGATATGTCATTTGTTCGTGATGCAATTATTGGAAAATATAATGAATCCCGTTTAAATGAAATCATCTTAGGTACTAGAGCTGCTATTGAAACCTTTACATCCGTCGTTGCTAATAAACTTGCAATCGAAAAAGATGCACTTTTAAAGGGTGATATCTTCGGACCAGATTCTCATGTTAGTAAAACCTATGATGTTAAGAAACTAAAGAGTATTGAAAAAGTTGTCAATGACTTTGAAGGAGCAATGGCTAACTTAGCTAAATTTAAATTAGTTGATAATGCTAGAGCTTTTGAATCTCTAAAGAAAGTTACCGTTCCTTCTTTGATCAAGAATAAAGAAAACTTTATTAAACTTGGTCAAGCTGGTGGTTTAGACAAAGGTCTTATTGATCTTGAACATTTACAAATTACAAACATTAAGACTAAAGACGCTTCCGGAAAGGAAGTTGAAGTGCCACAATTTAAATTAGGTGGCGAAGTTTTATCCGATGATCTTGTTAAACTATTAATGCCTTACGTTGGTCAAATTGGAAAAGGCAAAGCAAATAATCTTGCTAAGTTTACCTTAATTGATTTACCAACTGATGGTAGTTCTGAAGGTCAAGCAGCTCGACTTAAGCTCGTCGGCTTACTTAATACGTTATCCGAAATAGCTAAAGTCGATTCAAAAGCTGGTATGATCCAACCTATATATCAATTACGGGATGGTACTTATTTAATTCCAGCATTCCATGATGGTTTAAAAATTACTACTTTCAAGAAGTTACACGAAGTGCTTGTTGGTTTATATGGTGTTAAATATAACACAAGTTCAAAAGAAAAGTCTTTATCATTTAAAGATTTATTCTTAGGTATTCAAGGCAAAGCGTATACTGGTTCAAAAGAAGATAATATTGTTGCAAGCGGTTTCTTAAACAAACTTATCAACAATAACTTTATTTCTTTACTTGACGCATCTTACATTCTTTCCGGAACTGAATTTGCTAAACTTAATTCCGATCCTAATATAAATCTTAATAATTTAACCGGTATTAAACAAGCCATTGATCTCAATGAAGGTATTCGTCTCTATCAAGATTTTAAAACGAAAGCTGGCGTCGATCCTAATACAAGGGATCAAGGTGTAGTAGACAAGGCTCGCAAGGCCTTCGAAGACTACTACACCAACTTAAGCCCAGAACTTCAAATATTAATTGCGAGCCGCGAAGGGTTCTCTGCACAAGAACTCGGTAAGTTTATCGCGCAAAACCCTATAGAGGACAAAAGTCGTTTATTAAGTTTCTTCAAAACTCTTTCCGAAAACCTCGGAAGTAAAGAAGCTATCAGTGAAGACAAAGAGTTCTATGACTCTGTTGTCAATACTGTTATAAACCTAACCGGTGCTCAAAAGGTTCTTACAGAATCTTTACCCGAAGCTGTGTTGTCCAAGTTACAAAACTTTGCAGAAATCAAAGTTAGTGGCAGAAACGTTAATACCGTTGTTGCTGCGTTACTTGGCAAAGTCAAGTCGACACAGGACTTACGTCTTAAAGCACTTGACTTTACGACAGAAGATATAAAACTCGCAATTCAAGAAGTTCGTGCAAAGTTGGTTAATGCTGACAAATCTGAATGGAAAGATTCAGATACTTTAAACCTTGAACAACAAATTAAAACTTTAGTCTTCAAAGCTAAAGCAGAATCTATTACTGAAAACCTTTTCTACGGTAATACTAATTCATTTAAAAATGCGATCTTAGAAATTTATAATTCTAAACCAGCTGTATCTATAGAGGAACAAACAAAACAAGGACCAAAGGTCGGTGATGTTTTGCCAGGTGGTGAAAAAGTTGAACCCATTGACGAAGGTACATTAGATGGTTTAAACAAACTAGAAAAAATTTTTGGTATTGATTTATCATCTGCAAAGTTAAAACTTACCTCTAGTTTTGGAAACAGTTCACCACTTCTTGGTAAATATGCTAGAACTTTTAGTGATGCTGTTTCACAAATTATTATTGGTTTACAGAAAATTAAAGATGAAAATCTTGATTTAGACAATCTTGATATTTCCAACCCAAATGTTAAACGGCTTTTAGGTTTTTTAATGTATGTAAAAAATGGTTCAAAAGTTTTATTAGAAGAACTTAATAATGATGTCATTTTTACAAAGGAGAATATACGTTCTTTAATTAGCATCTTAGATACGTTGAACGCTCAAGCTTCTTTTGCTGACACTAGAAATGAACTTGACTTTGGTTCCTTGTTGATTGAATTCTTACCTTCTATTCGTTCTTATTTTAATAATGCTAGATTTGAAAAGTCTAGACAAGTTGAAATTGCTGGTACAAAAATAGGTGGAAATTTTGTTATTAATACAAAAGACCAACCTATTCTTGAAAAACTTATATTTAGTTCTTTATTTGATCAAACTTTATTAGACGTTCTTTCTCCCGGTAAAGATGCTGTATTAAGTAAAGCTCAAGCTACAGAAGAAACATTAGTTCCTAAAAAACTATTTGGAGAAACTCCACCAAATGAAAAGACATATTTAAATTATCCTGGCGAATTTAAAATAGTTAGTATTAATGGAAAAGATTTCTTTGTCGAAGGCAATAGAGCTTTTGCGTTAGTGGAATATAAAGGTGTTAAAATTCCTTTTTATTTTTCTTCTGGCGAAGGTGATAAATATACTGCAAGCAATCCAATTGGACAACGTGGAGCAGTTCCTAAACGTTGGTATTTTTCTTATGGTTATAACCCATCAGATCGAAAATCTTTTTCTTCTTGGGTTAATAAACCATCCACACCAATTATTGTAAACTTTGGAAGAAGCAAAGTTGTACGTGCGATGTCAGAGTTTTTACAAGATACTTTAAAACTTCCCGCTTTAAGTCCTAATGATATTGCAGATGACAAGGACATTGCTTTTTATAATGAAGGACTTAAACCTGTAGACTTTTTAGGCATGCCTTTACAAAATACACTTATGTCAGAAGCAAAACCTTTTTATGATAATGCTAAGGTTGTTGAAGATAGAATTAAATTAATTGATCCAGAAGCTGCAAATAAAAACGAAAAAATTAGTAATATTGTTACCAAAGATTCATTTACCCAAGCTATTGCCCCCGTTTTTAAACTTAAATCTAAACCAGTCGAAGTTGTTGTTAACATTCCAGAAAAAGAACTAAATACTGGTTTTTCCAGAAATAGATTTGATGAAAATAAAAATCTTCAAAAAATAGTTCTTGAAACAGTCTTAGGTAATCCAGATAATATAAAGAGGCTTTTTGATCTTGGCGATGAAAAACTTCACATTCAAAAAGCAATGGATCTTTATGAAAAAATCTTTATTAAAGATACTATTTCACAAAAATCCAGTGGTAAGATTATCTTAAATATCAATGAACTTCTCGGAAGAGAACAAGCAAGATTTTTACAAGCTGCTCAATCTTCTAACAAAAGAGATCAAATACTATCTTCAACTGATACCGATTCTAAACTTACTCAAGTATTTGGTGAGAAGTTTGTTTCTTGGGCTAAACTGAACTTGAATTCAGAAATGTTTACTGTCGAAAACTTAGTACATTTATACAAAGATCGTTTAGTAAATGGTACTCTTGAATTTAATTTCCAACTTATTGATGGAAGAATTAGAATCAATAGTCCAGAAGAGCGTGTTCTTTTAGAAACGATTCTACGTGGACTTAACTATGAGCTCTATGATATTGGTGAAACTTTAGAAAACATTCCTGGTATTTATTTCAAAGCTCAACATGAAGACAATGCCGTTGATATTGAATTCGAAAAAAATGGAAAGGCTTTATTCCTGAAAGCTCTTAGCGATGAAGGCTCCGTTAAATGGACTGATGTCGCTGAAGACGCCTATATTAAAACATTAGATCTTAAAGAAAGTATTATAAATCGTACAAGTAACTTAAACTTTATAGATGATAATACTCAGTTTGCTTTTGGTGCTAAAGATAAAAAGCTCCCTAGGTTTGTTGGCTCTACCGATTTCTCTATCTCCAATAAATTCTTATCTATCTTTAATGCTTTGGATTTAAATCTAAAGCAAGGTCGTAACGGTGGTGCTTTATTTAAAGCTTACTTTATGGCAAGACGTCTAAATCATAACGCTTCTTCTATTGATATTAATTTAAAGAAGAATAACTTTGTTATGGAAACTATTGATGCTATTGATGAATTTGTTAAAACTTCCAAGAAGAAAATCTTTGAGAAGACTCTAGTCTTTTCTGAAATGATCCTTTCAGAAGATAATATTAAAGAATTTAAAGATAATGGTGACCTCTATAATTTTGTTTATCTTAAAGACTATGATGATAAATCTGGTAGAAACCTTAAAATTTATCAGGTTGTTCCTAAAGATAACTTTAAAGAATTAGCTTTTGATTATATAAATAAAAATGGTACTGTTAACTTCCGTTTTATTCTTCCATTAGAATTATCAAGCAAAATATCTGCGCAAGAACAATTTAATACTAGAGAACTTAATATCTCTCAAGGTGATAACATTGCCGTATCTAATACCTCTCGTTTAAATACTTTACAAACTACCGGTTATGATATGGTTAACTTTATCCAAACCAAAATAGGAGTTTTTAGTGAAGAGTTTATTCGAGATGTTTATTTAGACACCGTTTCATTTATTAAACGTGGCCTTGGTTTAGAATCCAAAATTGTTGATATGTTGAAGAATAAAACATATAAAGAGATTATGACAATGGGAGATACAAAAGTCACAGGAGAAGATGTTTTATTAAAAGATACCATATATTATGAAATGTTAAATCGTTTCCTTTTAGGTGCTAGACAACTATCTGACAGCATCATGAAGGAACTAGGTACTGAGAACGCTGAACTTAATAAAATTCTTTCCGATAAAGATGTTAGAGAATCTCTTGGAGATCAACTCACTATTCTTCTAGATGATATCCGCAAGAAAACTGTAACATTAGATACAGCAGATCACCCTCGTATTAATAAAATAGTGACTTCTGTAAATAAAATTTTAAATAGAAAGGTTTTAAATAATGGTTTTGCTTCTGTCAACAATATACAAGCTTTGGGTTATGGACCTGAGTCTGAAGGTAAAGCCATTGTCGATTCATATGAAATAGCATCTCTTGGAGTTAATAATAAATTTAAAGCTAAGATTACAAATAAAGATGTATTTGAAATTTTTAATACAATGGTCTATGATCAAAACTTTAAGATTTTAAATGCCACTACAAAAGAAGGGCAAATTAATCCTGTTGTCTCTAAGATTCAATCTTTAGTTTCAACCGCAGATACTACTGGAGAAGAAAAGCTGTCTATATTTGTCGATCACTTATATCGACTTGATGAAAATGAATTTGATCAAATCATTTCTTTTATGAAATCAAAGGGTGTTAAAGCTTCTTCGCTTTCAAGTTTAAAAAAGAAATATAAAACTATTCTTGATAATAGTGTCTATCATGAAGCTATGTTTAAGAATAGAACTGAAAGTGACTTCTATTCTGAAGAACGTTTGATTACTTTATCAAACTTACCTTCAGCTACACGTAGAAACGTGTTAACTTATTTTGAAAACGATTCCGAAAAATCTAAGAAACAATTAACTGATTTTTTAAACAACCAAATGAAGAAACCTGTATCTTCTTCAAGTGCTGCCGCTAAGATGATTAAGGCGTCTGGAGTTGACATTCAAAAATCTAATCCTTATATTTCATTAATCAGCAACTTAAAGAATGCTATCGAGAAAGATGTTGACTCACCTTTAACAGCTAGTAGACTTGTCCAAAACTTACAACATTCAGAATTCTTAGGAAAGTATATGTTTAATATTATTGAACTTTCTAAGAATGTTCATAAAGTTATGAATGCTCAAAATATTAAGATAGGTGTTGAAGATGCTACAAAGATTGCATTTACAATTCTCAACCAATCTACTGGTGTTACATATGATAAGTTCTTTGCAAATACTTTCTTCTTTGATACAAAGACGAATACAATTAAGTCCGTTACTGGATCAGGAGCTTCATCTGATAGCTTTGGTTATATCGCTTATCAATATATTAAGGATTACGTATCTGCTGAACCTGGTAGAATTATTGCTTTCCAAGTTGACAAAGATGCTTTGTTAAGCAGTTCTAGAAGTGCCGTTGGCTCAGTACGCTTTATGATCCTTGATGAAAACAACCAAAGACAAATGAGAACATTAGTCAATCAATTTGTTAACAATGAAAGAAATCAAAAGAGATTGGCTGAGTTGCCTCCTCTCAAATCTAATCAAGAAAAGTTTGCTACGGTTTTAAGTCGTTATACAACTCAATCTGATCGCTACGACATGATCACTACAGCTCTTACTAAGCTCAAGATTCCACATCAATATGCCCGTAGTATTGCTCGTCAAATTTTCTTTAACGGACAAAACGTACAAGTTGGTAGTCCAAAGGATTCTTTTAACTACGCTAAGACAATGAATACGATTAATCTAAATAATCCTAACTACCGTACAAGTAATATTAAAGAAAACAATGTCCAAAAATCATTAAACGATTCCGTTTATTTTATTAATGTTAATGAATTACCATCTGATTATCTTAGAACTTTGAGAGTCGCAGCTGACGAATTCGAAAAGTCATTACCTAAAGCTAATGGTTATAGAGATGATGTTCTTAAAGTTGTTGACTTAATAATTGAAAAAGGTACCAAACATATTGACGTTGTTAACTTAATGGAAGCCTTTAAAAATAAAACATTGGGTCGTAAATCTCAAGCTGGTGAAGCAATTGATTTACTTTCCCAATCTATTTTTGGTAATGAATTTACCCTACAAAAGTTTACTCAAGACGTTATGGCTCTTTATATCCTTAAGAAAAATGACGGAGCCACCCATAACTTCTTATTGTTAGACAATAACATTAACGACATTATGACTCGTGCTACTCAACAAAACAGATTAGAATTTACTACAGATAATGGAAAAAAATATACTAGCGAAGAACTTCTCAGAAATGATTGGTTTGCTTCTGACGTTGAATCAGCATTCTATATCGATAAAAAAGGCAATGAAGTTCCACTTGTATTAGAAGTTTCTGTCGGTAAATATAAAGGTTTACCTGATATTAGAAAAACAAGTGATAACGATGAACAATTAGAAGGAACAATCAAACGTATTGTTGTACCTGCTTATTATGAAGGCAAAGTAATTAATAGGGCTTCATTAGCTTTATTAACCAAACTTACTGATTTAGATAAACAAATTGAATTCTTATTCCCTGAATATTATGCTAAAGTTTACAAGAGGTTTGGCGATTCTGCTCGAAATGTTTGGAACAATTATTTAGATAATGTTGACTCAATCGTCCTCAATAAAACCAATGGAATATCAAAATCTCCATTAACAAGCGGTAGTTACTTAGTTAGAGAATTTAGAAAGCTTGGTTATGATGGCACACAAGTTCTTATTAGCTTCAATGGTAAGAACTTTGACTTTGGTTCAAAAGAAAAAGATGGTGTTTTAATTGCATCTGGTATTTTACCAGCCAATGATACATTCTTTAAGAATAGTCAAGTAGATATCTTTAGTGACATTTATGTTAATCAAAGATTTGACGTTGGTAGTTATTCAGATCAACAAGGCTATGCCCTGATTGATTTAGCACGCAAGTTAAACATTAATTATGAAAATGCTCACGTCTCTGATTCCGACGTTGATGTTACCGCTAAAGCTGCAGTCAAATTGTTGGCTGTAACCTCTAACGCAAATAGAATTACAACAAACATTCTTAATGTTATGGATGATCTTTTATCTAATCTCAATGTTACACGAAAAGACATTCCACTTGAAACTCTCGTTAAAAACGTTCCGTTACTTAATAAAACTTTCTTGTCCGATGATACAAATGAATTTATAAAAAACTATAAAGAAGTTTTTAATCCAAAGAATCTTACAGACTTCAATAAGGCAGTTAATACGATCATTTCTCAACTTAAAGATTATCTAGACACTGTTGAAAAAGAAGTTAAACGTAAACAAATAAAAGAACTCGTAAGAGAAGAACTTGGTAATCGTTATAATTTCTTTGAAAAGATTCAAAAGAACAGCAACGAAATCGCTACTGTTTTTGAATATTTTATTGAAAGATCAGAAAAGTTTATTTCCTCTAATAAATATGATGACAATACTCTGTTAGATAAAACTGAAGATGATTATAAAAATCGTCCCGCATTGTTAAGAATATTTGATTTATTAAAAGAAGTTTTTGGTGATGAGATACAAGGTAAAGTAAATCCTAATGAAGAATCCAACATAGATGAAAATGGAGTCGTCACTCAAAAACCAGGTAAAACTCTTTCTGCTTATGGATATGAAAGATTGCTTTCTTTAAATCCAGATCAATTATTTGATCTAATGGCAAAACAAATTCCAATTAAATCTTTTGGTTTCGCTACTGGAAGAACTATTTCAAAAGCGGATTTTGAAGATTTTAAAAAGACAAACAATGGTTCTAAACTACAAAACTATATTGATCAACTTAGAGAAAGAGATGATAATTTACTAGGTAAAATTAACGATGAAGAAAAACGTTATTCTCTTCTTACTAAATTTACTTACAATTATGATTCATTATTTGGTTCTGTTATTTCTGGTTTTGACAAATCTATTCAAGATATTATTCTTAATGAAGCTGCTACTCCCTTCTTAAGAAACTTAGGTCTATCTGATTCTCAATATAGAAACAGAATTAATGATAAGGGTTTAAAATTAGATGATAGTAATTTTATTCGAACTTTAAAAGGTCTAGTTAATAATAGTTCATTTGGTTCAACTTTCCATTACACTGCTTTCTATTCTCAAGTAAACCAAGCTGACTATAATATGAAATACGAAATGGCTAACGGCAATACCGAATCCATTGGTGCTAATGAAATTGGGATGACAGCTAAACAATATGAAGACTCTACTGGTATATCAGTTGAAAATGCTAAAGCTCTCTTTAATGTTTCTCAAGGCGGAGATATTTATCTTAACGTCATGAGACACCCTGTTGATAAGATTGGTAGCATTGCATCACTTAAAGTAAAGATTCTTGCTGACACACCAGAGAATAGACGTACTTCATTCTTAATGAACACCGATACATTGTTTGCCGTCTTAGCAGGTGACGTTGATGGTGATAACATTTCAATCTTAAGTCCAACAAAGGGAAGTGCTGAATTTAATTCAAGGCTATTTAAGTATTTAAGAAAAGGTAATGATCTAATCTCAAGAAGTATTCTTAAGCTTAATAATCCAAAGAGTATTGAAAACGATGTTGTTTTAAAACTCACTTTAAAATATGGTAATCAGATCTTTACGAGCTGGATCAATAATAAATCAAAGAAAGATTCAGATCGTTTTGTTTTAAGCAAAGGTAAAAAAACTTTTGATGTCTTGAGATCAGAACGTAAACAAGAACTTATTAATTGGTTGTCTAATGACAAAGCTGATATGAAACTTATTGGCGAAAAAGATATTGACAAAATTGCGGATGATATTCTTAAATACGCATGGCTTCAAGAATATGATTTAAACGTATTCCTTGTTGGTGCTGGTAAATTCTATTACACATCTAATACGCAGGATAACTCAGAAGAAAACTTAAGAGCATTTAAAGCTTTATCATTTGCTAAGACAAGAAACTTTGGAGCTCAAGCAATAGCTGATACTTCTACAGGTTATTATGCTAACTTAAAAAATAGAATTGCAGAAAACTTTAAGGGTAAAGATGTTAAGTTCTTACTGAATTATTCCGTTGCTGGTTTAACCGAAGAATCTCAAGAATATATTTTAGCTAACCTATCTCAGTTTAAACAAAACCTTGTTTCTGAAATAACTGAATCCTTTAATAGAAAAGAATTATTCATTAATGAAAATGACTTTAAGATTCTTTTAAAAGGGATATCTGATGAAAAAGCTACAGTGGTAGATATACTTTCCTACCTTACAAAACTTGATGCTTTGATAATGGAATCTAAAGAGTTTGGTGACGAGTATGTTAAATCTTACCAAGCTTTTACAGAATTAGATAAAGATATACTGCAAGAAAAAGAAAACTTTAATGTTGGTTTATTGCAAAACTACGCTAAAACTTTAGGTATCGAAGGTGTAGAAAACATCTTTGATCTTTCCTTATTGCAAAACAATGTATTTGAAAAGCTTGCTAATTATTCTAAAGGTAACTTCTGGGCATCCTCGGGTTCCTCTGCAGGACGTAAAGAAGATTTGCTAAGAGGTTTACAAAAACTTGAAGATCTTGCTAATAAAAACTTAGGTGAAGATGTCGATTCTAATATTAGGTATCACGAATCTGTTGCTGGTATTACAGATGAAGAAGGTTTTAGAGCTGACATTCATTCTAATATAATGGTAGTCTTTGACAAAGAAATGTTCCAAGACTCATTACCAATTAAAGCGCAAGACGTTTATCTCTATAACGAAGATTCCCTTGAATCACTAAAATCTGTAAAAGCTTTTATGTATTCAGTTAATAGTGTTGACAAAAAGTTAGTTAAGATCTTATTAGATAATAAAGATGATGTCCTTAAAAACTCAATTACTTTATCAAATGGTGAAGTTATTCCTGCGGGTTATAAGTTTATAAACTATGAACAACTTAAAAATGGAAGCTCTAAATTATTATTTGTTAAAACAACAGACTTTGAACCCGGAACAAAGTTTATTGTTCCAGGAACTAAAAACTTTAAATCCACCTTAGGTGGAGCCGTGAAATCAGAAACAGCTTTAGGTAAGGTTATAAAATCTTTTGATAAAGCTGTAGATTTTGTTTATAGTTCAGATGGTATTGACTATAAAAACTTTACTCCTTTAGTTGGTAAATTCTTTAATAAAGATAACGTTACTTACTATGATCGTTCTAATCAAGAAACCAAAGATCCAAGTCAAGCTGCTTATGCTATCTTCAAAGAAGTTCCTATGCAACTTACACAAGTTGGTTTTGAAACAAGAAGAAAGACTAATAATGTTGATGACATTATCCTTTCAACTAGTAAACGAAACATTTTTGGTAATGTCTTATTTGGCAATTCACTTATTAAAGTGGATTCAAATGATCCAACTAAGATTACGTTCTCATCCGAACTTATAAGCAAAGGATCAAAAGCTTTAGATGTTTTAAATCAACCAACTCTTATTGGAAACAACGCCGCTTACTTACATGGAAGCTTAATTAATTTTATTGCTCTGAAATATTCTGGTTTATCGCAAAATGAAATTACCTTAAAGTTTGCTTCTTATGCCAAAGAATTTGACTTAGGTTCTATAGATTCCATAAAGAACTTCTGGTATATTATTGATACTTATTACAATGGTTCAATTCAAAACCTTTACCCTAAGCTTAATGACATGGAACAAATTATTCTATCTGACAATTTATACTCTACTTTCTTTGACTCTGAAAACGGACGTATTATTAAATCTATTGATGAAATAAAAGGTCTCTCTAAGAATGAAGGTTTCCAAAGACAAGTTGGCGGTTACAATTCTGTTGATGGTCAATTTAGACCAGCTGGCAAAAACGAACGTTTAATTGCTAGAAGATTAGAAAATACTATTTTTAATAATAAATATAAAGGTTCTTTAGTTTTTGATAATACTTTTGGTTATATGTCGAACTTAGAATATTTAAATTATATTATAAATGCTCACAATATGAGTAATAAAGATAAGGCTGGTTTTAAACCTATTAGCTTTATTAAGTCCAACGACGCTGTTGATGCCTCTTTACTAAAGATCCTTAACGTTGGCATGGGTGTTGGATCTTCATTGTATGATGGATTTGAAGCTGTAAACTTACGTGATGCTTTAATCGAAACGGTTCCTCAAAACTATGGTTCTTCGTTTATTGATCAGAAGACTGGTGATATTATTGAAGGTATTATTCAACAAGTAAAGACAAAGAACTTTGCCCCATCGGAATTTAGTGAAAAGAGAAAACCAAATGATTTCCAAAATACTTTATCGAATTACACAAACCTCATTGGTTCTACTAATATGCAATTTGATAGTGATGCAAAACGTTATACTAATACACAACTAAAGAGATTAAGTTCTATTAATACAAATAAAAACTCTTCAACTGGTACCACTTTAAGACAATCAGAAGTTAGAGCCTTAAAGTATATTTTAAACTCTGCGGCTAAAGCAAAAAATATAAACGAACGAGTTGCTTTGTTTGGTTATAATCCCAAAGTATATGCTCCTTTATCTGTCACAGGTGTTGCTGTAAATGAAAATGATAATCGATTAAGTCTTGGCTATGATACTGAATTTGTTGAAACATCATTTGGTTCTTTTGAAAATGACATTAAACAAAAACTAAACTCAAGAAGATTTATGGATCTATTTGATTTTAAGTCTGACTCTCTTGAAGAATCTTTAAACAAAGCCTCTCAGTTTGACGAAATTACCGCTC